GGATGGCCATTTTGTAACCTATAAAACCATTACAAAAGACACTATCTCGAATTCTTTACTTCCTATTGGTGAAGATTTTCTTATCATTAAGATTGACAAGAGCGAAAAGCATTTTACTCCCTTCTTGTTGGCGGATGACCTCATTGAAGAAAAATCCATGCAACTATATGGGGTTTCAGGTGAGGCACAAGATATAATTACCAGACTGGACTGTAAATGTGTAGATAGCAAAGTAGATTTGGTTAATATCACTTCGCATGTAGACAAGATGGACAGTTTACATGGAATGTCTGGTGGTGGTGTTTTTGCCCAGAATCAACCATTGATGTATGGTGTACTATGGAAATATGCTGCGACGGAAGGTGAGTTTCACAATGTAAAGATTACACAGGTATTAGAAGAAAAGATAAAATCACAGTTAACGCTACGAAGATGGAAATCACTTAATTTCATCAAAATAACACAGTGTAAACAAGCAATGGATGTTGTTTACGGTAGCTTGTTCCGTGATGTCAATGATTCAATACTGGTTAACCGTAATAATACGCGGTTCCCTCTAGAGGCAAGATTTGTAATGCCTGACTTTATTGATGAAGTACAAAGCTTATATTCTGATGATCAAGTGAAACCAGAAGAGAAGTTTGTTCTGGCTGATCCGACAAATCTCTATATAAAAAGTAGTGAGATTCAAGAATATAGTGAGCAATATCTTAAAGAATTCTATAGCCAACTGAATAAAACGAGCAATAGAGAAATCAGAATCCCTGCATCAACCATATTGAATCCCAGCAGGAATATATTACTCATTGTGGGAGGTCCCGGCTCAGGCAAGTCTTCTTTGCTAAAGTATCTTACCTTACAACTACTAAAAGGAAAAATGGATATCTATGACGGCTACTTACCTGTATGGATGCCATTTTCATATATGGCAAGGAATTGCGATAGTGATATAAAGAGCATAGTTCGGGATTGGCTTCAAGAAAGTAAGTTATGGGAGAAAAACAGCCATTATCTGGAATATGCATTTGAGCAGCAAAAGATACTATTAATAGCTGATGGAATAGATGAATGGGGTGATGAGCCCTTACAAGCAGATAGAATTATTCGTAAAGTGAAGGCGGAGACAGAAGCTGGTAATTTACTAGCCATTTTTTCAAGTAGGGAATATGGCATTGCGAATATCAATTCTCCCTTCAGTACAAGCGACACATATACAATCGCACCATTGTCTGCGCTACAGCAGGATGAGCTTGTGAAGAAATGCGTTGATCATTATAATGGTCTGGTTCGCGAAACAAAGAGGACAGCAGAGTTCCTATCTGCTAAGTTGAGGTCGCTACATGACGTTGATCGTATGAAAGAGAACCCTATGCTGCTAACCATCCTTATTGGGCAATATCTACAGGGTAACGAACTTCCTCACAACAATATTGCAGCCATGGACTGTATAATGGAGCAATTGTTTGTTAAGCATCAGCAGTCACGCAAGTACCAGGCTTACGACTATTCTGGGTCATTTGACTACACAAGTAACAAAATGATGCTTGGAGTTCTGTCAAAAGAAATGTTTGACTATTACAATGATGGCAGCATGGATAAGACCCAGGCAGAAATACTGCTTAACCAATATCTGAATAGTCAGACATCAGGGCAGGAACTGAATAATGCGCGTATTGTTGATGATTTATTCAGGCATGATACACATCAACTGGGCGTTATAGAGGAAAGAATAGGCTCTCGCATCTCCTTTATCAATAGGCAACTACAGGAATTTATGACTGCCAAATACCTTTCGGTAGATATAGAGAGGGCTAAAGCGTTTATTCGAGATAATGTTTCGAATACCGGGCTACACCAAGTTGTTCTCTTTCTTTTCGAAATGATGCCAGCATCAGCTTTTGTAGGTTTGTACAATATCTTAAAACCTATAAGAACAAACGATTATAGGGATTATTATTTGTATAAGTTGAAATTAGAGGTTCTGGTAAGATCTGTGAAAGCACCCAAATATTTCTTACTCGAAGAAATTGAAGAATACATACAAAGGATTGAGTGGGAATCTGATTATGACTTCAAACATGATTTACTGGAAATCCTGCTCGATGGTTTGTATAATACCTCATTACAGGCTCGTATTGAAGACTTTATTTCCAGATATATCCCTTCGGCTTCCGTATATCATGACATTAGGTTATCTGGTTTGGCACAAGTGGCTAACTTGACGGAAGAAGATCGCCAGTTTGTTGTTTTGACTGTTATAAATGGTGATGTGAGCAACAAAATACTCGCATCTAAGGTAATTAGGAATCATATCGCTGGAGATGAGAAGTTGCTGGAGATGGTTAATTCATATATAGTACCATCAACATTGCCAGAAGTGGTAGCCTTCTTCATTAGAAGTGTTATTGTAGATGGGATAGATATAGATCAGGAAAACGAGCTAATACGGAAAGTTGTGGCAGGTGACATCTTTACTCACTTTTATCAAATGGAGTTTTCTTTATTTAAAGGTGAGCCCGTTTTATCTGATGGAATCCTTGAATTAGTTTCAGAACTACCATTTTCAATTCGAGAGGAGGCTAACCGGTTATTGCAGCAATATTTCCTACAAGACGATGCTGTCATGCAAAAGGCTTTAAAGTCGGTTAGCGCACCCTACAGAGAACAAGGTAGTATTAGCAAGGATATAGCCTGGAAATATCTATTGACATGTTGGATAAATCATCCAAATGTTATCAAGGCCATCAGGGAGGAACTTAATAAGGAATATTCTTTTAATTTTGGGAATGGATATGAATTGTGGGCGATTATTCAAAGACAAGAACTATCTTCTGATTTGCTTCAAGTTATAACCGAATGGGCTGTCAATAGGGACAAAAATCATTTTATGTGGGGTGCTGAGTCCCTCATTGTAAATACCATTGTTAACGATTCTCGAATTAAAGCTAAACTTCTTGAAGCATTAGAGGGGATGAAAAGTTATCAGCATATTGTTGTCCATCCTCTCATCCAAAACTGGGGACAAGATGCTGATGTTATCGAAAAACTTCAGCGATGTCTGGATGAGATGCCGTTAAACCAATCTTCGTGGATAGCAGGATATGCATATGAAATATACCAAGGCAATGACGAACGTATTAAGGCATATCTAGATAAATGTATCGATAATGCGAACAAGGATATAATGAAAGACCGTGCAGTGTCTGTGTATATAGAACATTACAAGGAGGAATTTGCAGAAAGGTACATACCACGGATACTCAATGGCGAAATCTCGATGAGTGACCATATCCTCGGTTCAAAATGGGGCATACTGGAAGCCATTATACAGAATTATTCTGAGCGTCAGGATGTCAAAGAGTACCTTCTGACTAATTATTCTGACGACTATAGATTTGCTGGTCAGATTATAGTAAAATATCATGGTTCTGAGTTAGCCTCTCGAATGCTTAAGAAGTGGTATCACATGGATACGCGTTTAAGACTCATGATGATACATAAGATTTCCAACCTGTCGAGTATGGACGAGCATTTAGAGGGAATGTTACACCTATTCAAACAGGAAGGGAATGCCTATGTCCTTTGTGATATGGTCTTATGTCTAGTTGTTCATTTGAAAAGGACGGGGAGGGATACAGACGTATTCAAAGTTACCGAGGAGGTGTTCGATACGGCTCAGGTGACAACAGAATACACATACAAAATGCGATTCTGTATATATCTAATGTATCATAAGCTTGATGAATATGTGCAGTTAAACTTGAGTTCTGGTGGTAAAGAGTATGAATTTTCCCAGATGCACATTTTCTACAATGATAGTCCATATATTGAGAAAACAATCGTTGATGAGGCTGATTATTTACTTGCCGATGATATGGCTAATTTAAAGAAAATTGTTAAGGAAGACAAGTGTATCTATTCCTATGTTGTTTTCTTCTCAAAATATATTAACACAACATCAGACGCGGCTCGAATCATTGTAAAGTATCTTAATGAAAATAGAGATAATATTGACGATGCAAATATTCTGCTGTTCTTAATGAAAGTGGGAAACCAGAAACAGTTATTGAAAGAATTGGTTATAGCCAATATAGATAATACGAATAGCGAAATGTCTGCGACATTGGCTCAAATCATTGTCACTGAATTTGATAAAGATGAAGATATAAAACAGCTTCTGAAGCTGGAAGAGTGGAAATGGCATGATGATTCCTTTAATAGAATATCAATTAATTGTTCACTCAACACTAACGTGGAAAATTTGAAAGAGATTTATAGCGAGTTAAAAGAGAACAAGTATGAATTGACTAATTGTTATGCCTCATACAACTTCATATTCTCAATGATGGATGATAACAAAGTTGTGGAGAACCTGAAATACTACTTGACCAAACTTCAAGAGACTTTTGTCTATCGAATGATTGTTACCCCCTTGACCATGAGGTTGAAACGAGATAAAGCAACGGCTGATAAACTATATGAAGAACTATTACAGACTGAAGATCCAAGAATCAGAGTGGGCTTCTATTCAGTTCTTTCATCAGCAGGTGTTAAATCGGTAGAACTAAGGGGTTGGAGAGAACATCAATATCAGCATCTTGATGAATATGGACATGATATTGTGTTGAATAGAGATAGGAAGTTGATTGTGATTGTACAATGACAATGACTTAAGATTAGGTATATAAAATATTTTCTTTGTATGATAGCACAAAATCAATTGAAAAAGCCAAGTAACTGGCAAGACTTTGAAAAACTCTGCAAATTATTGTGGGGTGAAATATGGACTTGTGAAGATACAATAAAACGACATGGTTGCCAAGGGCGAAATCAGCATGGTGTTGGTGTATTTTCATATGTTGAAAAATATGGCGGATATTGTGATATTCAATGCAAAGGTAAGGATGACTATGCGAATGCTCAGTTAACAGAAGGTGAGATTGATACAGAAATAGAAAAGGCACTAGGCTTCGAGCCCGAATTAAAGTTGTTGATTTTTGCAACTACTGCGAATAAAGATGCCTATGCTGTATTATAGTGGTTGATTATAATGGCTTATTATCAGTGTTTTATGACTTAAGATATACTGCTCAAAAATCGAAGATTTAACACTTTTCTTCGTTGCCTATCTCAAAACAGAGGGAAAATGGGGAAAATCGTTCTCTTTTGCCCCGAAATCTCCGCTTCGCAAAGATAAGGCATCTCGGGGATAATTTCGCCGATTACGTCTGCAAAATGGAAGGCTGGTTTACGGATTTTCGGGTTGCCTTTTGTGGCTTGGCAAGGGGCGAGTCTTGCTTTGCTTTTGAGGTAGGAGTTGGGATTGTTTTGCAGCCCCCAAAAGAAAGTCGGTAGATATGATTCAGTCTGGCTTTGGCGAAGCCATCTCTTTTTCTCCCTCTGTTAGGTTTACTTTAATGCACGTATATATGAATACGGAGATAAAGTAAAGTTGGTTTCGGTGATTTATACTGTGATTCGCTTGAAAAGATGTCGTGTAATGGGGATGATTCGTTGGAAAAGGTGTAACGAATTCGGTTTATTCGCTTGAAAAAGTGTAGAACTACTGTATTATACTTGCATTCAACAGAAAAACATTAAGCCACAATATATCATATAATATATGAACACGTGCTTTTTTGTTCACTATATGATATATTGAGGCTTTAAAGTGTATTACCGGCGAACCTATGCCTTTCACAAGACAAGGCACTTGTCCGGAGCAAAACCATTGGCGATATGTTCATTTTGGAAAACATATCCCATCTGATTGCAAACGACCTTTGTTCCGTTTATCTCAGCATCAATGTTGGTATGTGAATGCCCATAAACCCATGCGTCAATGCGACTGTCGGCAATAAGCCCACTCAGTTCAGTTGCAAATGCACTATTCAGCACTGAACCTTTATGGTGAGGGGCGACGGCCTCCAATGTGGGAAGATGATGTGTTACTACCACAATGTGCTTTGCGGTGCTTTCAGTTAGACTATGCTTGATGAAATCCAAGCAGAATTCATGCATCTGATTAAACTCCTCAGTTTGGAGTAATTTGCCATTATACATTATTTGCCGAAAGTCGTTCATGCCTTTCCATATAAAATACTCGTCAGAAGGAGAAATCTGAGACCACAAAGTGCTCATGATAAAATCAGTATCATCAATCTTTACTACTTGATTCTGGTAATATCCTACATTCTTCTTGAACATCCAATTCCATTGTAGTCCCTTATCCATCACATCACAATAATTGTAATACTCATGGTTTCCGGGCACAATGAGCACTTGCCGATAATTTACAGCTGCCCATTTCCAAAAATAGCTCAAAGGTGCAACCTTGTTTTTCAAATAGAATATATCTCCGGCAAGAACCAGAACATCGCCAGTTACAGGTAATTCATTATGTTTCATCCACCTGCTGTTATCGCTGAATTCCAAATGCAGGTCGCTCATATATTGTATCTTCATAATCTTTTGTTTATTAATATTTTGTATAAATCAGTTCATAATTCTTTGAATTCGATTCATTGCCAATAATACCCTCCAAGAAAGAAAATTTATTATACAGGAATTGGTAGTGTTCAAGTTCTTCTTCCTCAAAGTCTATGTTCTCATAGCAGTTGTCTATCTCCTTGTTGATTTTATCGTACAAATCGACGGTCGTTTTGGCTATTCGTACTTCCAACTTGGCAATATCTTCTTTATTCTTAGCAATAGCCTTTTTACAATGTTCGATTTCTTCTTTGTAAAAGCATAAAACCTCCTCAAGAAGGACGTTTGTCAGCACACTTGGAGATGGACTACATGGAAGCACAGTCAATTCACGACTTGGGGTAGTAGTAAGATAAAACAATTTACACCCCAAAGACTTTGCAACCTGTTTGTTATATTCATCTATTTCGCGAATGACTTTCATCAAATCTTCTTTAGATTGACTTTGGCATTCTTCATGAGACGGATGCTCTTTCTTTTTCAACAAAGGCATATCTTTGTGTCTTAAATAGACCGTTGTATATTCACTCATACATAACCCTCCTTTTTTATTTCTTATGAAATTGCTCTACTTGTTTTTCAATCATCCTTTTTACCTGTTCAAATGATATGGGTGTAAAGTTATTGTTATCAACCCCTACATCGTATTGCATCGGATAGAGATACTGAAGTCTGGCTGCATCTATACCGGTGTTGTTCTTCCTTGTGTGAACGTGCCCGAATAGTTGCCACACATCTTTATATCCACCATCAAAACATAGAAAAGGATAATGGTTCAAATATATCCTCTGCTTGCCGACCTCTATGTGCATCTGCATTGCCACATGTTCAAATCTGTCAATGTAGCCTTGGCGTATATTCTTCAAATCGTGGTTGCCCATAATCAGATATATCTTGCCGTTCAGCCTGTCAAGCATTTTAGTCCATTCAGCCGAACCGCCAAGACAGAAATCACCTAAGTGAAAAACAATATCATACTGTCCGACAGTATTATTCCAATTGGATATGATTGTTTCATTCATCATTTCCACATCCTTAAACGGCCTGTTGCAGAAACGAATGATATTCCCATGATAAAAATGGGTATCAGATGTAAAGAACACCTTGCTGCCATCAAATTTATAGTTCATTTCTTCTCAATTTATGTGCATCACTGCACGTTAATAATCTGGTTACCAACAGCCCATCAGACGGAAATGGCAGAAGAGCATCATAAAGGCGACTGTCACAAATGGGCATACAAACAAAATAGTTGGAAAGTTTGGTAAGGACTCTCCAACTATTCAGTTTCTATTCTCTCAAAGTACAATAATGTACTCGCTATGTTCGTTGGAAAGTATTTACTAAACGAGGTTCAATACGTGAAACATGAACACTCGACACAAATTCAGTGCGTTTATTGCTCTGAATTGCGGTTGTTATAGATAATATGTTCATTCTGTTTCTTTGCATTGTTAATATTTATATTGTCTCAAAAGCAATGCAAAATTAGCAAATAAATCCCATTCTCACATCACCTTTCATTAAATTCTTTTGCCATAATACTATGATATAGGATTTTATTTCTTCGATCATGCTCGCGAACCAAATAAAATATGTAATTTTGCATTTGACGCAATCTATAATTGAATACAGTATGGCGAATTTGAATTGTATAAAGGCTGTTTTAGCTGAAAAGGGGATTATGAGTAAGTGGCTTGCTAAAACTTTGAAGAAAGATCCGGCAACGGTATCAAAGTGGTGCAACAATCATTCACAACCCGATTTATACACATTGGCACGAATAGCAGAAGTTTTGGATGTGGATATACACAAATTAATTTGTCATACAAAAGAAGAATAGAGGAATGGAACAACCTAAGTTGATAAACAACATAAGTGAGCGTGTTGTGGATGACCTCAAGGGACGGTTATCCAAAGGTGCTTGTGTGTCTATTGCTGCGGCTTCATTCTCCATTTATGCCTACGAAGCATTGAAAGAAGAACTGGAGCAGGTGGAGCAATTGCGTTTCATTTTCACGTCTCCTACTTTCATCAAGGACAAATCAAAGAAAGAGAAACGAGAGTTTTTCATCCCTAAACTTAACCGAGAGCGCAATTTGTATGGTACGGACTTTGAAATTCGTCTGCGCAACCAGTTGTCACAGAAAGCCATTGCCAAAGAATGTGCCGACTGGATTCGCAGAAAAGTGCAATTCCGTTCCAATGCTTCGCAAGAACAGATGGGTGGATTTATGCACATCAACAATGACACCCAGCAGGTTTATATTCCATTCAATGAGTTTACCACCACACAGTTGGGATGTGAGCGTGGTGCTAATGTATATAATGTAGTCAATGTATTGCCTTCACCAACAGCAAGTGCCTACTTGGATATTTTCAATGAGCAGTGGAACAATGATGAGAAGTTTGAGGATGTAACGAAGCGTATATTGGAGTACATAGACACTGTATATCAGGAAAATGCTCCAGAATACATCTACTTCATCGCACTTTATAATATTTTCAACGAGTTCTTGGAAGACATCAGTGAAGATGTGTTACCCAATGAGCGCACGGGCTTCAAGACCAGTGTCATTTGGAATAAGCTTTACAACTTTCAACGTGATGCTGCGCTGGCTATCATCAACAAGTTGGAAAAATACAATGGTTGCATCCTTGCCGATTCAGTAGGTCTTGGCAAGACCTTTACGGCATTGGCGGTTATCAAGTATTACGAGAACCGTAATAAGTCGGTGCTTGTACTTTGCCCTAAAAAACTGAATGACAACTGGCAGACTTTCCGTGCCAATTACAAAAACAACCCCGTAGCTGCCGATCGGCTAAGGTATGACATCCTCTTCCACTCCGACCTTTCACGCGACCGTGGTTTGAGTAATGGCCTCGACTTGGAGCATGTGAATTGGGGAAACTATGATTTGATTGTAATTGACGAAAGCCACAACTTCCGCAATGGTGGTAATGTGGACGAAGAGGATGAAGCGGATTTTGATACGCTCGTAGAAACAGACCGCCACAAGGAGAACCGTTATCAGCGATTGATGCGATGTGTCATCCGTCAGGGTGTGAAAACGAAAGTACTCATGCTGTCAGCAACTCCTGTCAACAACCGATTCGGCGATTTGAAGAACCAGTTACAACTGGCATACGAGGGGCGTGTGGAGAATATCAACGAAGCCCTCGAACTAGACCGCAACATTGACGACATATTCAAGTCTGCTCAGACTGCCTATAATCGTTGGGCTAAGTTGGAGCCAAGCGAACGGACTACGGAACGATTGCTGTCAAGTCTTCAGTTTGACTTTTTTCAGATGCTCGATGCCGTGACCATCGCACGTAGTCGTAGTCATATCATCAAGTATTACGACACGAAAGATATTGGCGAGTTTCCTAAGCGGCTTGCCCCTTTGTCTCGTCGTCCGCGTTTGACGGACTTGGGCGATGCCATCAATTTCAAGGATATTGCCGAGCAACTCAATGCTCTAAATCTTTCCATATACACCCCTTCGCTTTATCTCTTCGATTGTGCCCGTAGTGGTTACAGTATCGACTACGATGGTGAAGGTCTGTCTATTGACGGTCGTGAGAAAGGCTTGCGCAAGCTCATGGCCACCAACCTGTTGAAACGTCTAGAAAGTTCGGTCAATTCTTTCCGACTGACGCTTAACCGCATCCATGAGTACATTCGGCAGACAATGGAACTGATAGATGTATACGACAAGAAACATTCCGGTGCAACCATTGATGTATCTTCTTTCACTGATGATATGGACTCATCCGAAGGCGACACCGACCCATTTGCCACCAAGAAGTCGAAGATTTCATTGGCTGACATGGACTATGTGAGTTGGCGACGCGATCTTGAAGCCGATTTTGAACGGTTAGACCTGCTCTTGCTGATGTTGAAGGACATTACGCCCGAACACGACAGTAAGTTGCAGATGCTTATCGAGGATTTGAAACATAAGTTCCGCAACCCGATAAACGGAGGTAACAAGAAAGTGCTTATATTTACGGCATTTGCCGACACAGCCAATTATCTCTATGAGCAGTTATCCACGAAGATAAAGGAAACCTGCGGACTTGATACGGCTCTTATCACCGGCTCTACCGATGGAAGATGCACATTGCCGAAGTTTCCTATGTCGTTCAATAATGTGCTGACTTATTTTTCACCTTTGTCGAAAGACCGTTCAGCCCTCTTTCCCAATGCCACGGGTGAGATTGATGTACTTATAGCTACTGATTGTATCAGCGAAGGCCAAAATTTACAGGATTGCGACTACCTCATCAATTATGACATTCATTGGAATCCCGTACGCATCATCCAGCGTTTCGGGCGTATCGACCGTATCGGTAGCCGGAACAAACAAATCCAGCTTGTCAACTACTGGCCGGATATGGAACTTGACGACTATATTCAGCTCAAAGGACGTGTCGAAAGCCGAATGAAAGCCACCATCCTTACCGCAGCAGGTACTGGCAATCCGCTTTCTATGGGCGAAGAAGCCGATTTGGAATATCGCCTTGGACAATTAAAAAAGTTGCAGAATGAAGTGGTCGACATAGAAGATATGGACACCGGTATCAATATCATGGATTTGGGATTGAACGAGTTTCGGCTTGACCTCCTGCAATATGTCAAGGAACATCCGGATATTGAACATGCACCTTTCGGATTGAATGCGGTGGTAGCCGGTTCCGAATTGGCGAAACCGGGCGTGATGTTTGTGTTGAGGAATCGCAACAATGCCGTTAATATTGACCGTAAGAATCAACTGCATCCTTTCTACATGGTCTATCTGGCAGACGATGGAGAGGTTATTTGCGACCATCTGCACCCTAAACAACTGCTCGACATCATGCGTGCGCTGTGTAAGAACCAAAATGACTATGACCGTGTGCTCTGTGCTGCGGTCAACCGTGAAACGCAAGACGGCCGCCGCATGACCAAGTACAACACGTTGCTCCAAACAGCTATTGACAGCATCGTAAGCATTAAGGAAGAGACAGACATTGAGAGCCTTTTCTCTGTGGGTGAGACAACAGCCTTGCATGGAGAAATTAAAGGTTTGGACGACTTTGAGTTGATAACCTTCTTAATAATTAAAGAGAAATGAAATTATCTGATATAGAAATAGGTACTATGGTCAACTTCTTAAATGAAGGTGGTTATGTCCTGGACTTTAGTACAGCTGATTTTGATGCTTTTACCTATAAAAGCATAGGTGTTCCGCTTTGTGAAACATATAGACTTTCAAAGGGCAAATCTCTGATAGCATATATCAATGATACAAAATACGAAGATAAAATAAAGCTACTTAGCGATTTAATCAGATATTACGAACTTTCTTCAATGAAGGAACATGATAAAGAAAATCGTAAAAGCCGTGCGGTTGCTTACAAAAAATGCCGTAGCATACTTGATAAAGCAGGTGGTACAATGGTTATGACCGCTACGGCTGAAACTTTAAAAGAAGCTTTTGACAGCGATTACATATCAGCCCAAATTGATTTAATGCTCAATCTGAAGGACGGAAATCCAACAGAAGCAATTGGTAAGGCTAAAGAACTAATTGAAAGTTGTTGTAAAACAATACTTGAATTTGAAGGCTGTACTGTAGATAAAGATTGGGAAGTTCCACGTCTTGTTGATGAAACTTTCAAACATTTTCATCTGATGCCTAAAAACATCTCTGATGATGTTAAAGGAGCTAAGTCTATAAAGGCTATTCTCGGTAATCTTAAAGCTATTGCACAAGGCGTTGCAGAACTGAGAAATCTGTATGGTAGCGGACATGGCAAGTCCAGTTCATATAAAGGGCTTGAATCTCGTCATGCTAGTTTAGCGATTGGAAGTAGTACAACTCTCGTGCGCTTTTTATGGGATTCGTATGAACGGCATCATAATAATGAGGTTAATTAGATGAGACAAAATGGACAATATACTTAACTACCCCACCTCCACGCACGTGGACAGATTGGTGCCCAAGACAGCCTTTTACAAGCATTTGGAGATTAACACACGCTTGAAGATGCGATTTGTGGAAGATGTGGAACGTATACAATGGCTCTATAAGTTAGCTCCATCCACCATGAATGTGGATACGGGTAAGACGGTGCATGAAATCGTGATGTTCTTGGTGACGCTCAAAGCGGAGGATATGCCCGATGATGTGTTTCTTGCCATCGACCGCCAGATGCCTCGCCATGTGGTGTTTGTGTTGCAATATGCCAACCGTGGCCGATTGTTGCTCAACTACAAGGAATGGGTAGATGCGAACAAAACACGATTCAACATTTTGAAGACTTTCCGCACAGAATGGATGCCATTGGCAAAGGTGAAGTTAGAACTTGCAGGGTCGTCACTGGATAATATCTACGAAGCGTTTGCCGGTCAGATTTCCGGATTTGGTACGACCAATGCCGCTGACACGAAGCAGATTATGGCATTGCAAGATGAATTGGCTCGTAAACGACGGGCAGCGGAAGCCTTGCAGAAGCGTGTACGGAATGAAAGGCAGTTTGCCAAACAGATGGAACTCAACAGTGAAGCCCGTGCCTTGAAGCGTGAGATTGCTAAGTTGGAAGAGGTACTTAAAACATTAGAAAACAATTAAGAAATAAAATATATGACTGACATATTAAAACATTTGGATTTGAACTCCGCGGACGGAACGCAACTCAATCTTGATGCGCTCTATCAGATTGCACCTTCTGCATTTACCGAAGTACGTGATGACAAGACGGGTGCAATTTCCCGAAAGGTAAACTTTGAGGTGTTTCGTCAGTTGCTTGGCGACCATGCCACAGATGGCGAGGGCGAAATGTACCAGTTTACATGGGTGGGTAAGAACGCCGCTCGTGCGGAGGCTGCCAAACCTACCGATAAGACATTACGCCCGGTGGTGGAAGATTCCATGGATTGGGACAACACAAAGAATATCTATATCGAGGGCGACAACCTTGAAGTGCTTAAACTTTTACAACGCTCGTACATGGGTAAGGTGAAGATGATTTATATCGACCCGCCTTATAATACGGGCAATGACTTTGTGTATCACGATGACTTTGCCCGTACTGCCGCCGAAGAAGACCTCGAAGCCGGCAGTGTGGACGAACTGGGTAACCGCTTCCGCAAGAACACCGATACAAATGGTAAGTTTCATTCGGACTGGTGCTCGATGATTTATAGTCGTCTATTGGTCGCACGTTCTCTGCTGACGGAGGATGGGGTTATCTTTATTTCGATTGATGACAATGAGCAGAGAAACCTTAAAAATATTTGTGACGAAGTATTTGGCAGTAGCAATTTCTTGGCGCAAATCGTATGGGAGCGAGCTTATTCTCCAATTAATTTAATGAAACATTTCTCCCCTTCACATGATTACGTGTTATGTTATGCTAAAAATCTAGATTCTGCTGTATGTAAAGGTATAGCAAGAAGTTCAGAAGCTGATAATCGCTATACTAATCCAGACAATGATCCTCGAGGTGTTTGGAAAGCAAGTGATTTGTCTGTGGGACCAGCCGTAGAAGAAAATATATATACTATTACAACGCCCTCCGGGCGTAATGTAGAGCCTCCAGCTGGGCGCAGCTGGAGGCTCTCACGAAAAGCTTTTCGTGAGAGACTCCAAGATAATAGAATTTGGTTTGGACCTGATGGAAATAGCGTTCCTGCAATGAAACGTTTTCTATCTGAACTCAGAAAAACGGGTATTACACCTATGACAATCTGGAAGTACACCGAAGTAGATCATTCACAAGGTGCTACTCAAAAGTTAGCCAAATTATTTGACGGGAAAAAAGTTTTTGATTATCCTAAACCTGTAGAATTGATAAAAAGAATAATCTCTCTATATTCAGATAGTAATAGTATTATTCTTGATTTCTTCTCTGGCTCTGCAACAACTGCACATGCCGTAATGGAACAGAATGCTCTTGATGGAGGGTGCAGACAATTTATAATGGTGCAACTTGAAGAAGATTTTTCAGAATCAAGTGATGGTTATAAAATGGGATTCAAAACTATTTGTGACGCAGCCAAAGAGCGTATCCGTCGTGCCGGTGCAAAAATCAAAGCTGATTCTCCGCTTACTACACAAAATATCGATACCGGCTTCCGTGTGTTCAGATTGGATGAAAGCAACTACGAAGAAGTATCTATCTCTCCCAATGATTACCAGCAAGACCAGCTCAATTTGTTTGCAGATAACATCAAGCAAGACCGCACCGACCTTGATTTGCTCTTTGGGGCTATGCTTGCCTGGGGCGTAACACTCGACCTGCCAATGACGCAAGAAGAGGTGGACGGCTGCACCATCTATACTGTGAACGATGGTGACTTAGTGGCTTGCTTTACCGAGAGAATCACCGACAATGTGGTGGCGGCGATGGCCGACAAAACTCCGCTGCGTGTGCTCTTCCGTGACTCCTGCTTTGCCCAAGATGACCAAAAGATAAACATCTACGAGCAATTTAAGCAACTGATGGACTGGACCGATGATGAAGCCTTCAAGAATATCAAGGTTATCTAAATTCGCGATTATGGAAGAGAACAACAAAATACTCATCTATACGGATAGCGAAGGCTTGACCAAAATAGATGTAATATTAGAAGACGAGACCTTGTGGCTTACGCAAGCGCAAATGTGCGAGCTGTATCAAACCAGTAAGTCGAACGTAAGCGAGCATATCAAGCACATATTTGAAGAGGGTGAATTACAGGAAGATTCAGTTGTTCGGAAATTCCGAACAACTGCCTCCGACGGTAAATCATATATGACTGCATACTACAATCTGGATATGATTATCGCCCTTGGTTATCGCATACGTTCTATCATAGCAACCCGTTTTCGTCAATGGGCTACGCAGCGGTTGAAAGAATATATGATTAAAGGTTTCGCTCTTGACGATGAACGACTGAAACAACTTGGAGGCGGTGGCTATTGGAAAGAGCTGTTGGAGCGCATCCGGGACATCCGTGCCACAGAAAAGGTGCTGTACCGCCAAGTGTTGGAAATATATGCCACAAGTATCGACTATGACCCAAGAGCTTCTGTTTCGCAAGAGTTTTTCAAGAAAGTGCAGAACAAGATACACTATGCCATACACGGCCATACGGCAGCCGAACTGATTGTGGAACGTGCCGATGCCGAAAAGGATTTTATGGGATTGCTTACATTCAAAGGGAATCAGCCTACTCTGTCAGAAGCTCGCACAGCCAAGAATTATTTGGATGAGAAGGAACTTCGTGCTATGGGGCAGTTGGTATCTGGATATTTGGACTTTGCAGAGCGTCAGGCAGAACGAGAGCAACCAATGACAATGAACGATTGGGCTAACTATTTGGATAGGATTCTTACCATGTCGGGAGAACAATTGCTATTAGATTCCGGCAAGGTGTCGCACACGGAAGCTATGGAACATGCTACCAATGAATATCGCAAATACAAACAACGCACTATCAGTGATGTGGAACAAGATTATCTGGACTCCATCAAGCGAATTGGCAATATAGGTAAAAAAGGAGACAAAAATGAAAATTAAATACAAGCACCAACGATTTCAGGCTGAAGCTACTCGCTGTGTGACGGATGTGTTCCAAGGTCAACCGAAGAGAGATGGACTGAGCAACTTTTTGATAGACCAAGGCAAAGGCCATATAGGTTTTAAGGTAGAAGGCTTTGGCAACGCCCCCATTGTGCTCGACCGTGAAAGTCTGTGCGAGAACATTCGCACCATACAGATGGCGCAAGGCTTGAAGCCTATCGAACATATACAAGGCGAGGGACTAACCCTTACGGTGGAAATGGAGACCGGTACAGGTAAAACCTATACCTACATCAAGACAATGTATGAACTGAACCAACGCTACGGCTGGAGTAAGTTCATTATCGTGGTACCCAGTATTGCCATTCGCGAGGGTGTGTTCAAGAGTTTTGAAAGTATGGCGGAACACTTTGCCGGAGAGTATGGCAAACGGATGCAATACTTCATCTATAACTCCAAGCAGCTCTCCAAGATCGATGGCTTTGCCCAAGACAACGGCATTCACGTGATGGTCATCAACACGCAAGCATTCAATGCCTCGATGAACGAAGAGAAGAACATACAGGGACGTAGCGGAGACGCTGTCGCACGTATCATCTTTTCCCGACGGGATGAGTTTGGATCACGTCGTCCTATCGACATCCTTGCCAAGACCAATCCCATCATGATCATTGATGAACCGCAAAGTGTGTTGGGTACGGACAAGGGCAACGCCACCCGACGGGGCATACAGCTGTTCAATCCCCTGTTCAAGGTCTTGTATAGTGCCACTCATCGCAAGGACGACATCTACAACATGGTATTCCGACTGGATGCCATTGATGCCTATAACAAGCGGTTGGTGAAAAAAGTGGAAGTGCGAGGTGTGCACCAATTAGGCTCCACCGCTACCAACGGTTATGTCTATTTAGATGAAATCGTTATCGGCAAAGGCAATCCGCAGGCACGTATCGGTTTCGATATGAAAACCAATAACGGTACCCGCCATGTCATTCGCTTGGCAGGCGAAGGCTTCAACCTGAAAGAACAAAGTGGCGGACTGCAAGAATACGAAGACAACTACATTGTAGAACGCATTGACGGACTGACCGGTACCATTCATTTCCTGAACGAACTGACGCTTCATGAAGGAGACATCGTAGGTGCTGCCAACGAAGAACTGGTGCGCCGTATGCAGATTCGTGAGACCATCAAAACACATCTGGAACGTGAACGCCAGTTGTTTCCCAGACACATCAAGGTGCTCTCCCTGTTCTTCATCGACCATGTGGATAGCTACCGCATATACAGCAAAGAGGGTGTGGAGAAAGGAAAGTTTGCCAAGATGTTTGAGGAGGAATACCAGAGAGCCTTACAAGAAATGATGCCTACATTTACGGATGGAGCTTATATGCGTTTCCTGTCCGACCCCAAGAATGCGTGTGACAACATTCACGACGGTTATTTCTCCGTGGATAAAAAAGGTGTCAGCGTGGAATCGAAAAGCAAGGAAGGTGAAAACGAAGAGCGTGGTTTCAACTTGATTATGAAAGATAAGGAGCGTCTGCTGAGCCAAGAGTGTCCGGTGCGTTTCATCTTCTCTCACTCTGCCTTGAAGGAGGGTTGGGACAATCCCAACGTGTTCCAGATTTGTACGCTGAAAGATACTGCCAACGAGATAAAGAAGCGGCAGGAAGTGGGACGCGGTATGCGTCTTTGCGTCAACGACAAAGGTGAACGCCAGGATACCGATGTATTAGGCGATACTGTGTTCAATATCAACATACTCACAGTTATCGCCAGCGAAAGCTATGACGACTTTGCCAAGAAGTTGCAGAAAGAAATAGCCGAGGCTTGCGATACTCGCCCTGTGATAGTGACTGCCAATCTGTTTGCCGATGCAATGGCGCAAACAGAAGATGGAACAACAGTAAAAATCTCCACACAACAGGCAGTAGATATTCACGAAGAGTTGATTACCCAAGGGTATATCAAGAAGGGGAAACTCACTCAGAAGTATTTTGATGAGAAGAAAGCCGGACAGCTTGATTTTGGCGAGGCAAACGAACTGAAATCATTTATCATCAAGCAACTGGATAAGGTATTTGACCCGGATAGTGTGAAACCTACAAACGGAAGGGAAAAGAAAGAGGCAAAATTCAATGCCGACAACTTCCACAAGAAGGAGTGGCAGGAACTATGGAAGCGTATCAACACACGCACATACTACAATGTAAACTTCGACACCTCGAAGCTGATAAAGAACGCAATTGATGAACTGTACAAACATCTGAATGTAACGGAAATCCGCATCGTGGTGGAAAGCGGAGGTATAGAGGGAATTCGCGACCGCGAGGAATTGGAAGTCGGCACAGCTATGTCGGCAGCCAAAGTAAGAACTATCCATGTGAAGGAGGCTGTTGGAAGTGGTGTTACATACGACCTCGTAGGCGAATTGGTGCAAGCTACCGGCCTAACTCGAAGAACCATTGTAGCCATTTTGCAAGGTATCAAACCCACCACATTCCATCAATTCAAGCTCAACCCCGAAGAGTTTATCATCAAGGCAGGACGTATCATTAACGATTGTAAGGCAATCTCCCTGATACAGCATATCCGCTATGAGAAGCGCAACAATACGTTTGATAGCGACATCTTTGAGGAAGCAACACTTCGTGGTACATTGGGCAAGGACGCTATCGAAAGCGAGAAATCGCTGTATGATTTAGTGGTAGTTGATAGCCAAGGTATTGAGCGTTCCTTTGCCGAATCATTGGAAAAAGAGGACGATGTAGTGGTTTACACCAAGCTGCCGGGAGGCTTCTATATCAATACCCCCATGGGTAAATACAACCCCGACTGGGCAGTTGCCTTCCGCGAAGGTAGCGTGAAACACGTTTACTTTGTGGCAGAAACCAAAGGTAACGACATCGAAGCATCCCAGCTGCGAAAAGCCGAAGATGCCAAGATTGAATGTGCCCGTCGTCACTTTGCAGCCATCAGTACAGGCGAAGTGGTATATAGCGTGGTGAAAACGTATCAGGATTTGTATAATGCGGTAACGAAATAACACAATCATCCATGTAGAGGAGCCACTCCCTACATGGTATTTGATTCTTTGAATAGGAACATGATTACAGAGCATCCTTCGTATTTAAGAACGACACCTGTTGGTGAAGACCTATTTATAGGTAAATCTCATGAAGCAATATCTAAAAGAATTGCTCAACAGATTAAAAATGGTAACCATTGCCAAATGATTGGAATTGATGGTGGATGGGGATCAGGTAAATCAAATTTAGTAAAGCTCATTTCTAATGAACTCAATGCAGGGATAAGTGATAAAAAGAAACAAATGTTTCCATTTATCACCTATGATGCTTGGGGGCACAGTTCCGATTTACAACGTCGTACCATATTAGAGGAAATAACAAAATCTCTGATTACTGACTATGAATGTCTTGATAACTCTTGGCAACTAAAACTTAACGAACTTCTTTCCAAAAAGAAAAGCACTCATAACAAAAAAGTTCCTAGACTTAGCACAACTATTAAAGTCGGCATGTTATTAGTGGCATTAACCCCACTAATCAATTGGCTTGTTTCTTTAGTTCCAGACAAATGTGTTTTGGGAAAGATTCTTACGTCTATGATACCTTACATTGTTGGTATCGTTTATGTTGTTTATAAAAAGCATTGCGATGATAAAAAATATGGAATAACTGGAACCGCATCATTCTCGTCTTACTTTGAGGAATTATTTCTTGTGTACAAGGGTAAAATTTCTGAAGAATCAACTTATGAAGTGATTTCTGAAAAAGAACCTTCATCTTCACAATTTAAGGAATGGATGCATCAGTTAGATGGGAGTATCAGGGATAGCAAAAAAGTAATCCTTGTTTTTGACAACATGGATAGGCTTCCTATTGCTAAAGTACAAGAGTTTTGGGCTGCTATACACTCTTTTTTTGCAGAAGAGTCTTTTGATAATCTTGTTATAATTGTTCCATTTGACCGCTCACATATCATAAATGCCTTCAAATCGGAAGATAATACCGATAATAGCCATTGTTACGGCAATGACTTTATTAACAAGACATTTAGTGTGGTACATCGTGTAGCTCCTCCCATCATGTCTGATTGGAAAGCATTTTTCTATCAAAAATGGAAAGATGCCTTTGGTAAAGAAGCTTCTCCAGATAAGGAGGTTACGCAAATATATGATGCTATGACCCCAGAAATTACACCTCGCAACATCATTGCTTTTATAAACGAACTAATTACATTGAAGTTTAACTCTGATTTATCTATTCCTGATAGATACTTAGCATTATACATTTTTGGCAAGGATGAAATTTCAGCTAAACCGTCAATAGAACTTTTGTCTCCTTCATTTTTAGGGAATTTGTCTTGCCTTTATAGTAATGATACCGATATGCCTAAATTTATGTCGGCTATACATTATCAGCTACCTGTAGAGAAATCAATGGATATTGTTTTTACTCGGCAGATGAAAACAGCTCTCGATAATAATGAAGTGGAGACAATTAACCAATTAGCCAAAGATAACTCTACCTTTAAGAGTATTGCAGAAATAGCTATTCTAGATGTCACTAACATTGAGAATGCGACAATAGCACTCGAAAAGGCTGATTTATCTAATATTGAGAAAGGCGTTCTCGATTATATTTGGCAATGTCTATACCATCGTATTCACTCATTAAAAGCAGACTTCACACGTTACAAACCTTTCCACTCAATCTTACTTTCTCATATATCACAAACAGGTAGGAAAAACTATATTTCTATGCTGATTAAACAATACCAAAGCATAAAGGAAGATAGTTTTGATTGCCAGACTTATATACAAGGCATTGATGCCTTGCGGAAAGTAGACTCATTTCATTTAGATTGTGTCCTTGAATGTTTATGGCAAATATCACCTGCATTGTTCGTGAAACTTACTCAAATCACGAAAGATTCATACAATGACTATGGATATTATTGTCCTGAAGAAGATTTAGACGAATACCTTTCTGATTTAAGCATTTCGGATTGGAAATCCATATTTATCAATAAGACATTAGCTGATGAATATAAATTGAATCGCTTTGAGAAAAAACTGCTCGAAAATCTAAAATCCTCTGGGAACAACGTAGATGATGTTAGAGTATGTATTGAACGCCTGAAAGAGATTCGATCCTATATAGATAATGCAGATTCTATAATGGCCGACTCGGCTATCTATAATATATTGGGTAGCATCGATAGTAAGAATCCAATATTCTATGATTTAATATGCATTGGTATGTCCAAATGCGGTTCGTACCAGTATAGAGGATACAGCCCATATTCTATAATGCTATCTTCACCCTCTGACCAAGATATTATTTCTATCTCAAACACCATTAAATGGTATATCAATTATGGTGATCTATTAGTAAGTTATAGTTCATATGATAGTAAACTAACAAATAGTGTTGTAAGACATTTGACCAATAGCTATAATGCTCATAGTAGAGCATCAATCACAAATTGCTTGAAAAATTATACATCTATAAAAGCTCATTATTCACTTGAAGCCAAGGCTTTGTTGACTAAACTTGCTGGATGGTCTACTAACTATAAAGGTGAAGATGTTTTCTCTCCTGAACTAATAAAAGACTGCCTTAATGTAAAAAATGATTTATCAGTTGCAGTATTAAATGCTCTAAATTCAACCTTGCAAAGCAAATCGCAAGAGGTTTGGTGTGATGACTTGAAAAACTCGCACACTTTAGCCGATTATTATGTCATGTATCATCCGGAAATTAATCAAAACTTGTTTGATGCGATAAAAGAGCAGATAAATAGTTGTGTAACTAATAATACTGCCATTGCAAACCAAGACATTGTTGGTAAGTTATTGTCTATATGTAACGTACAAGGCTGTGACGTGAAAAATTTCTTTATAGATACCCTAAATAAATTCAACACAAATCAGTCAACCAAAGGAAAGGTAATTGCATTAGCCCCTTGGATTTTCCAATATGTAGGGAATGACTTGGAGACTTATCAGGATTACTTGTTTAAGTTTTTAGTTACAGAGGTGTTAGAAGATGATGCAATAATTAGTATCCTTAATAAAAACAGACAGATGCTTTCATTCAAAAAACCTGATGATTTTAAGAGGAAAATCAAGCAGTTAGCTGAAGCTAATGGTAACGAATCTTCAGAAATTTGGATGCTGGCAAAATATTGGAAACTTATAAAAGATAAGAAATAAAAATTTGGCACTTTTGCTATGGATTCGCAGTTATACATGATAGTAGATTTAGAGAGATGTGGCGATAAGTGTATGTTTATCACCGAGCAAGTTTCCTCTATCAGCGAGAACAAGAACGGTCTTTGGGCTGTTCGGTTCTCGTCATCTACTCGTGTGTTCAATTACAACAAAGCCCGTCTGTTATATTTTACCGATCCAGAGACCATAGATTTCAGCGAAAAAGGATTGTATATCAAGAATAAGCACATCAACAATGTGGCAGAAGTATTGCGGTTTTCTGACACTCGTCATACATTCTATCGAGTGACCTATCCCAATGGTTACTATGAGAACTTTGAGGGAAATGATGTCTATATCACTCGTACTCCCATTGACAAAAATGGTGGATCTACTTGGGAATATCTTCGTAAATTGGCTGCTGAAACAGGTCTGATGACAGAGGATGAAGATAATATCTTATCCAAGCAGTATGAATTGGTAGATACAATGCGCGACAATGTTCCTTTGGCTCAATATCTTGGTGACAAGTCAAAATTAGCAACATATCGCTTGCCAAAGCAGGTTTATTATCCTTTCGGATGCAATGCCAGCCAAAAGTCTGCGGTGGAGAAGGCATTGACGCATCAAGTAAGCATCATACAAGGACCTCCGGGAACAGGTAAAACGCAAACGATTCTCAACATCATAGCCAATTTGCTTATGGTAGGAAAAACAGTGCTTGTTGTGTCTAACAACAATTCTGCCGTAGAGAATGTAGCAGAAAAATTGGAGAGCGAAGGACTTGGTTTTATAGTAGCCAAACTCGGTCGTACGAAAAATAAAGAGGTGTTTATTGCCAATCAAGTAGGTTATCCTGATATGACAGATTGGAATATTGAGGACAAATCAACAATATATCAATTGGCGAAAGATTCTCTCCAAAACGTGTCACAAGGATTTGACGGGCAGTTACGTCAAGCTCAACTAAAGACGGAATATGATGCGTTGCTGAAAGAGAGCAAATATAATGCGCTATTAGGCGCAAACAGTACTGATAACAACTGGCTTCATGGTAAACCATCTGCCAAACTGATAACGCTGCTCAACCTTTACCAAATGAAGGTAGAGAAGGAGCAAAAGCTCAGTTTTTGGTTTCGTTTGAAGTGGTCATTTGCTATGGGAATGAAGATATTCTCGTTCCTTAACGGTAAAGTTACCGAAGTGATAGCTGGATTGGAAGAAGCCTACTATTTCTCTCGTAAGGCTGAAATCGAGCAAGAATTGGGCTTCATAGTCCATACGCTTCAATCCATTGATATTAACCAGTCTGTAAAAGATCTGCGTTCCTCTTCCTTGCAAATTTTGAAGAATAAGATTGCCAAACGATATGGAACCAGCGAAAGGAAAAGGTTCTCTATTAGGGACATCAAGCCCAAAACAGAGGAGTTCTTGAAAGAATATCCTGTCGTACTCAGCACCACTTATTCTGCCAAAAGTTGTATCAGTAAGGATATGGTATTTGATTATGTGATTATGGACGAAGCGTCACAAGTAGACATTAAGACCGGAGCATTGGCACTCTCGTGTGCGATGAATGCCGTGATTGTTGGTGACGACAAACAATTACCTAATGTAGTGAGCCGTGAAGAAGCACTTGCTCTAAATGCAATTCAGACAACCTATAATGTAGATGACAGATACAACGCTATGACGCATAGCTTTCTGCAATCATGTGTGGAGGTATTCACGGAAGCTCCTGTCACGTTGCTGCGGGAGCACTATCGTTGCCATCCCAAGATTATTGAGTTCTGCAATCAACGGTTTTATAATGGTGAGCTGGTGGCCATGACCACTGACAACGGCGAAGAGAATGTGTTGCAGGTAGTCCGTACCACTAAAGGCAATCATGCGAGAGAGCATTTCAATCAGCGAGAGATTGATGTCATCATACAGGAGGTAATGCCTGAATATAAGTATATGGATAGCGTGGGCATCATTACTCCCTATCGCAACCAAGCGGAAGAAACAAATAAGGCATTAGGGCATGATATTGCCAGTACGGTACATAAATATCAAGGTCGGGAGTGCGATAGCATCATCATAAGCACAGTAGACAACGAACCAACGGAGTTTTCCGACGATGCCAACTTGCTCAATGTCGCCATATCACGTGCCAAGACTCGTTTGTGCATCGTGACCAATGGCAATGAGCTGCCGAAAGAATCGAATCTTGCCCAGCTTATAGCCTATATACAATACAATAATTTCGAGGTCAAGGAAAGCAAACTCCACTCTGTGTTTGATTTGCTCTATAAGCAATACACTGCAGAACGTTTGGCGTATGAAGCTGCCCATCCTTCGGTATCGAACCATCTATCTGAAAACCTTGTTTATACGGTTTTGGTAAAAGCTATTGCTGATTTGAATTTGATTAACGCTGAAATATTATGTCATTATCCGCTCTCTCGATTGATTAGCGATTGGAGTTTGCTTAGTGAAGAAGAAAAGGCTTTTGCAAAAAGTCCGTTTTCTCATATAGATTTCCTTATTTACAATTCGCTCACTAAACAACCACTTCAAACGATTGAGGTTGATGGTTGGCATTTTCACCAGAATAGCGATGTACAGCAATCACGGGATGCCCTCAAAGACCGATTGCTCACAAAGTTTGGTCTTTGTCCGCATCGTATTTCCACTACAGAAACGGTGAATGTGGAAACGATAAAGAAAATCATTTTAATCAGTAGTTAAAAATCAAAGTTATGAGCAGATTAAGCAAACTATATCAGACAATGGAAAACCTAAAGGAATTAGGTTTGTCTATTAATGAAGATCTTATTCAAGAGGCAAATGAGTTAGAAGAAGAAATTATCAAGAAAGAGATTCTTCCGGTGTTAAGCAAAACAATAGAGCCGGCTTTGCAACCTGTAAAGCGTGAACTTGTTTTAGTTGTGGATTATGTGCCGGAACAGCCCCTGAGCGTTCATCTTAGCCGTAAGCGTAACTTTGCAGCGGAGTTGACGGATGCCAAGGAGATGGTGCTCGATCCGGAGGTAACACATCGGAATAATGGTTCTCGTCTGGATGAAAAGATAGAAAGAGGTCCGACAAGAGATATGACGGTTGTTTTTCCTGACGGAACTATAATAGCGGAGAAAACTGCTGTTGAAACACTTATAAATGTTGTCAAAAAAATAGGAGTGGCTGAGGTTCGCAAGGTGGTGGAAGAGTATAATCTCAAATTCTGCAAAGTACCCGTAATTTCAAACCGAAGGGATGCAAAGTACGGTAAAAGTCAGAAAGAATTGGGTGGAGGATGGTTATTGATTACCCATAGCAACAATCGTATGAAAAAGGCTTTTATCGAGAATGTTTCTGAAGTTTTACATCTCGGAATAAAGGTCACCTTAAAAGAATAAGAGAGCTATGGCAAAAAATATAGAAATACGAAATAGTACAGCAGAGTTCCTGATTTTTCAAATTGAGGGAAAAGAAAATGGAGTGCAGGTAATGTATCAAAATGAAACTATCTGGTGTACACAGAAAGCTATGGCGCAATTATTTGACTGCTCCACAGATAATGTCGGACTTCACTTGAAAAATATATATGAAAGTGGAGAGTTGGTACAAGTGGTAACAACCGAGTATTTCTCGGTTGTTCAGGTGGAAGGTGAACGTCAAGTAAATCGTAAGTTGAAATTCTATAATCTTGATGCTATCATTAGTGTTGGCTATCGGGTTAATAGTACTCGTGCCACACAGTTCCGGCAATGGTGTACATATGTGCTTCGCCAGTTTGCTATTCGTGGATATGTGATAGACAAGAAACGAATGGAGAATGGCTCGTTTATCGGAGAGGATTATTTTGAACATTTGCTTGCCGAAATTAGGGAGATAAGGTTGAGTGAACGACGCTTTTATCAGAAACTCACTGATATATATGCCACCAGTATTGATTATAATGTCAATGCACCAACTACGCGTGCATTTTTCAAAAAGGTTCAGAACAAGATGCATTATGCGGTGCACGGTCATACGGCTGCCGAGCTGATTGTTGATAGAGCCAATGCGGAACGAGAACACATGGGACTGACTACATGGGAGAAAGGTCCGCAGGGGAAGATAGTAAAAACGGATGTGTCCATTGCCAAAAACTATTTGCGAGAAAACGAATTGGAAGCAATGGGCAGGATTGTGAATGCGTTTCTTGATATAGCAGAAAATATGGCTAAACGTCACATTCCAATGACAATGGAAGATTGGGCAAAGCGTATTGACAAATTCATTGATGTGGCAGACCTCCCGATATTACAAGATAACGGAAACGTGTCAGCCGAATTTGCCAAAGAGTTCGCAGAAACAGAGTTTGAAAAGTACAGGGTTATTCAAGACCAACTGTTTCAATCCGACTTTGACCGATTCAGCGATGGTAATTCTCCCCCTTTGGATATTGATTGAATGATATAGAGTAAAAAGCAACGAGTTTCAATCCTGATTTTCAGGTTTAAGACTCGTCGCTTTGTAGTAATCTGCTATTTGGGCTTGTTCAATACTTTCGAAAGAAGTATCATTATGGTAATTCCAGCCGTAGCAATCAGAATAGTCCATAAAGCAGCCTTCCAAATCAATGCCGAGTGTAAAATCTCGACATTTGCTATTATGATGCTGGCGAAAAAAGAAGAGAGGGCAACCAGTATTATAATTGTGATGTAGAATGCGGTAGCCGGGATATGGATGGCATTGTCGGCTTTCTTCATTCTTCGCTCGGCTTCCTTGCATTTGCTCTCAATCTGACCAAGAAAATTGCAGAGAAGTGTGGCTCCAAATTCAACTGCCAACTTATGCATTTCTTCAGAAATAATAGGTTTGCACTCACGTATAGAACCGGACAGATTTTCAACTTCTGTTCTCAGCTTATATACATTGTTATTCAGGCTGGCAAGTTCCTTGGCATTTACATCGAGTAGTCGTTTTTCTTCTTCCAGATATTCATTCTTGGGAGTGGTTTTTATGGATTCCACTTCACTCATTTCTGCGGAAAAATCAAATTTCTTTTTCATGGGCTTAGCGTTTTAATCTTGTTTTCGGCTTTTTTCCTATTAAGCGGCTGGCAGCACGAGCGCATCTGCGAGCCCATTGTAAATCGTCTTCGTCCTTGTCTCTCCACGGAAGATCGCTTTGCGAACCTCCGCCACTACCTCCAGTCGCTACATTTGGCGTATCAAGCAGTCCGACAAATATAGCTACAGCCATATCGGTAAGTTCTTGACAGTTGGCAATAAACCTGTAATCAAACTCGTCATTGAAACAGTCAAGTACTTTTTCCGGGATATAGAATTTGTAATCCTTTCCTTCATGACTGAGGGTATAGGAAATCATATCCTGACAATCTGTGAGATATTGGGTATAGTCAATAGGAGCAACCTTATGTATCGCTGCCTGTTGAACGGTTTGGGGAGTATTATTTCTAATGACGGTAGCTGGCTGATGGTGCAGTTTCTTCCATGTCGCAGGAAGTTTCGAGACCATCAGGTTCCTGCCGATTCCCAATTCTGAAGCCTTGTATTTGGTGTTTCCATTCATGAGGGCATATCCACGAAGAATACCTTTCTTGTCCTCTCTTTCATGGACGGTATAACCTTTCCGTATAAGAGCATTCTTGTACTCATCCCATGACCACGATGGCATTGTTTTCAATACATTCATGCAGTCTCGGTTCACTTGTGGAATGTTTCGATTTCTGATTTGTGCCGCAGTCGTCCAGCCTCGTTTCTTTGCCACTCGCTCTGCAGCACGTTGCGCACGAAGATGAATGTTGTGGTCATTATTGATATTGCCATCTTCATCCAAACGGCAAACCGCAGCATGAAGGTGGGGAACTTCGCCTTTAGATTCCGTATGAAGCCAAACCGAGTATTTGCTACCCGCCAAATTGGTCGGACGGGAACGGACTTTTCCATCCTTGCCGGTAATCACCAGTTTGTCGAACTCCTCGGCGAATTCCTGCCAAAGATTTTGCCAATCTTCGATGTCATAGAATTGGGTATGCTCAGGCGATGGACTCAACTCTATTCTGATTATGGAATTCTTTATAGGCCGATATTGGGATAGGGTCAACTGCATGGAGTTCCATATTCCCATAGCGTCCGGTTCTGAGGGTAACAGATTGTCCAATACCCGATAGATTTTCTCCGGATGCTTTTTATGCTGTGATTCGCCGGTAATGTAACGGATGTCGTTTATACCGTGCGATATGGCTTTGGCTTTTGCAATCATTCTTCTTCGGATTTTGGGTTAGACGGAATTTTATTCTTCTCTTTTACTGCACTCAGGAACTGGCAGACACTTTCGGCTACATTGCCTAATTCTTTCAGCCAGCCCACCATAAACGGAATCTGATTGAACATTGCCATGCGCTGCTTTGTGGACATTCCGTGTAGGGCGGAGGTGTATTTTACGAGGTCTGACCGACAATCGTCCAGATTCTGCAACAGTGCTGCTTCTTCTTTCGTAAGCCTCGCTTTGGGTTTGAAGTTATAGGCACACGACAATAGGTAATCGCTTACAGTCATGCCACATTGTCCGGCCAGTGATTTTATATGTTCCTTCTGAGTAGGAGTGACTTTCGCTCCGATGAAGACGTTTCTGGTTTCTTTCGAAGAGTCCGATGTATTTACAATATTTTCTTTCATTTGAATCGTTTTATAATGGTTGAATAGGTGCGAGCTTGCGAGTACCACACCGGCGAGGGAACTGAGCAAGCGAGAGTGCCAATGTACAACCGTAACGCAGTGAGGTTATACATTGGCATATCTCGCAACAGTTACCTGTTGATGCTTCACGGCAAGCCATATCGGATGCGTATAGTGAACTGGCACTCGGATCGGAAACATAGGATGATATGAGCCTCTAAAAGAGGGGAGAATATGAATATCTCACATGATGTCTTCCTGCCGACTTTGCTTTATTCTTATATATACGCCCCGACAATAAAGTAAAGTTGAACTCAATAATGGTATTCTGGATTGAAGGCATAATCTTTCCCTTCTTTTATAACCATTTGTTTGTCGCTTAGCAATGTTGCGACCTTTACCGCCTTGTTATAACCGAGTTTTATACCCTGTAATCCGTAACCCTCTTTCAAGCGTTCTATATAATCATCGTAATTGCTGATGTTTCCATTGGCAAAAACGGCATCCAATGCTGGACGATGTACATTCTTTGGAATCTCCTTGTCCGGATCGAACGGTCCTTTGGTTGGTCGTCCGGTCTTCTTCTTTTTGGGCAGATAGGACTCTACCGATTCGGGCATGGCTTCCTCGTTTATGCGGAAAGCGAAAGGTTCAAACTCATGGTCACGGATATGGACGGCTTCGACCACGCTTACAGTCTTGTCCTCTTTGTCCACTTCGATCTGCATGATGGTTTCCGCTTTGTTGTTGAGTTCCGTGCCGATGTGACCACGGGCATGTTCATCATTCTTGTTCTGATGCAAGACGGTATGGATATGGATTTGCCTGTCATCCGTCCACTGCATGAATTTGGAGATGATGTCGGTAGATTCGCTGGAGGAGTTGATGTCGTAAAGGAAATCACGAATGCCATCTATGATGACCAATCCCAAATCCGGTATTGTGCCAATGGCCTGTTCGACTATCGCCAGACGTAGTTTAGGGGAAAACTTGCGCAGAGCCAGCATAATCAGATTATCCGGATTCTTGTATTCCGGCAAGTCGGCCAAACGTAAGATGCGTTTCAATACCTGTTGGCAATGATACCGCCCCTGCTCTGTGTCTATATATAGAATCTTCCGCTTATTCTCAGGGAACATAGACCGGTAATGAAGAACGGTGCTGCCACTCAATGCCGATGCGACAATGGCTGAAACGTTGAAAGTTTTCTTGCTTTTGGCTTTCCCGATGGAAGCGCTGAAGTTTCCCAATGTTCCGATAACAGTATCGTCCACCATCAGAACCACCGGGGAGTGTTCGTATGTACTTGTTACGCTTATTGTTGACTCCGCCATATAAGCGACCAATTCTTCCGGAGAAAGAATAATAGTGTCCGTCTTTTCCATCGCTACCAGTTTTTAGAGTTCGGTTTACGGCGATGGGAGGCGAGCAAGGACTCATTCTCGTCCTCGAAACTTTGCGGAACCGGATTCTTCCGGGAAGATTCCAGCCATCTATCCAGTTCGTCACGATAGATGTAGAGATGCTTTCCTTGTTTTATAACCGGAATATCGTCCTTCTTGACCTTGTAATAAAAGGTCGACAACGGCATTTTAAGATAGTTGCAAGCCTCCTGTACGGTCATGGGGACGTGCGTGTTCTCTTTGGTTTCGTACTGCTTGGAAAGTTTCTCCGTAAGCAGGCTTTCCATACTTGCGATTCTGTCGCATAGTTCGCCTACCACAGTCGGCAGGTCGTTGAATGTCAGTTGGTCTTTTTCCATATTATGACTATTTTAATCGTTTAACATGCTGCGAACCAACTCAATGAAACCTTGCAGAACAATACAGACCGGATTAATTATTTCGTCTGCATACTTTTTTTTATTGCGAGTCATCATTATCTACATCTAAATGGAAGCGATAGTCGCCTTTATCTGGTACATCAATGGGAATCTGGCTTGGAACATTATCCCGTAAATTGAGTCTGAGATATTCAAGGGTCGCGTTTACGAGTTCGTATGGAAATGATTTCTTGATAAAAACGGCTCTTTTCGCTAAGGGCACTCCCAAGCGTTCACCGACATTCCATGCCAAATGGCGAAGCCCAGGCGACCTCAGCGGATTGTCTATATTGGAACGAATCGGTTTATATGATTCAGGTTGATCGTAAGCCATATACTCTATATTGAAAATAAGGGTGGCAATATCCTCTTTGGAGAGATAGGGGGCAGTCTTGACGGTTACATATTCCCGAATCGCATCCATAATTTCCACTTGCCTTTCAATCTCTTTCTTTTTTAGTTCCACCAATATGGAATCATATTTATTCAAATGAGAATCTTGTGGACAATCAGAGTTTACTGTATTTGGATTCGACAGTTGGGACGGAAAAGACTCCTGTTCAGGCAAATCCATCGGTTGCTCGATGGTCAGTATTTCAGTGGCATCTATAGATTCTATGGCGTTCTCTGATTCTACAATAGGGGTAGATGGCTCGCCCAAAGAGAAGTTGATAGGATTTTTTGTCAGCCATTTATAGAAAAAATTGTGCAGGAGCCCGCACAATATGATAGCTATTACCAGTCCAAGGATGACAGGAGTCGTTATGCGCATGATATTGATGTCATGGCAAAGGAAAAGATAAGTATCTATGGCCGCATAAATGATAACGGACAGTGCGAGGATAAAACTTATCTTTTTAGTCTGAATTTGTTTTTTATTCGTCATGGTCTGCAAGTATTTGGAATCGTTTTGCGCTAAAGATATAATCGATGTTCCAGATAGTTGCAATAAAAAGACTGATAGTTACCACGTATCATGCTAAATATCACGGTCAGAGTATGATTTTTCACATAAAATCATACTCTGACCGCAGAAATCGAGGACGAAACGGCTGTCAGTCTTTCCTTGTCAAAGTAATCTTTTTGCTGGCTTCACGTTTGTTGGCATCCACGACTTTGATATACCTTTGCGTGGTGGTGATACTCTTGTGCGCCATGATGCTCTGTATGGTACGGATGTCCGTCCCGGCAGCTGCTTGTAGCGTTGCAAATGTTCTCCGGTACGAGTGAAATGTTATGTTCTTGGTAATTCCGGCAGAACGAATCCATTCTTTCATCGGTATTTGTGTCCAACTACGCATAAGTCCCTTGAATACCAAACCTTTCTTTTCAGAACTATAGCCTATCAATCCCAATGCTTCTTCGCTGATGGGAATGATGTCTTCCGCTTTGTTCTTCTGCGTAATGATGTGTACGCATTTCCCACCAGCAGAATAGTCCACGATGTCTTCCCAACATAGCGAGAGAATGTCACTGATACGCAAGCTGGTCATACAGGAAAACAGCGATGCCGTTTTCAGAATAGGCTTCTTACAAGGTGTCTCGGCCAATTTGTACAGTTCCTCAACAGACAGGGCCTCTTTCATTACATCTTCTGTCTCTATCTTTTCCAAGAAGTCATTGACATTGGTCTTTATCATCCCATTACGGTAGAGTATTTTCAGGAAACCTCTGAAAGTAGACCAATATCCTGATGCGGAGTTCCGTGTGATACGTCCGTTACGCCTTAGCTTCTTGGCACTCAGCAGATATTCCCGAAACTTGTTACAGAGGTCGATGTCAATCTCTTCAAAGGTGCATTTGCCATGTACGAAGTTATTGAAATGCAGATAGACAAACTCCCATTTCTGGTCATGCTTACGGAGCTGCTTGCGATAATACTCCAGAAAGTCTGCCTTGAGTTTGTACTTGTCAAAGAAGTCATACCGTTCATTGACTACCGACTCGAACCTGCGGCAACGGATGGCTTCGGCTTTCTCGGTCATTACCTCGTTGAAATTCTGTTCACGTTTGTTCCTCGGATTGGCATAGATATAAATACCAAGCGATTCATGACGGATAACTTTCATTGTCTCTTTGTCTCGATACCCCGGATAATAATCCAGATAGAAAGACATCATCCTGCCTTTTAGCGGACGTGTCCTTAATGTCACAGTCTTGCATTCATGCATAATGTTATATTTTTATGGTTATTATTAATTCGTCGGCGAAACTCTATAATGTAGTCATGCAGATTACCTACAGCAGGGATTAATTTTTGAATAATTTGCGGATAGCCATAAATTAGACTATTTGCGGACACCCATTACCCGGTCAAACTCCACTTTCAGGAATCTGACGAACCGTCCGTTCTTCTCCCGGTTGATCTGATGGAATTGCAGAATACCGTAAACCGAATCACGAGAGAGTTTGAATTTCTCCATCGCCTCCTTGACGGTGTAGTATTCCGCCTTGCTCTCCTGTTCGGAACTCTTCGAGAGGTCGAAGTGGAGCTTTGAGTAGAATATCTGCCCATGCTCTTTCTTGGAGGGAATGTTGTTCCGATACACTTGCGAACGGATGGCGACACGTGTCATACCGTACTTCTCCTGAATCTCTTCCGGTGTGTACCATTCAGTAAGGTCGGAATCTACCTCGTATTTGGCAAAGGCAGCATCGATATGTTTCTTGCTGTAATAGTTGAACTGGCGGATTCTCACTTTCGGCACTTTATGTTGCCGAGTGTAAGTCCACACCCATTTGGCGTTGACCTTATATTTTTCCGCAATCTCTTCGGCTGTGTAATACTCGGAGATGTTGAAGTCGTTTTTCGCAACCAGTCGTTCGTAAGGTTTGCTTTTGAGCATTAACTCTATGTCTGCACGCCTTACCAAAGCCATTCTTCCGCTAATTCGGGATGCTCTAAGTTTATCCTCTTTGACTAATTTATAAATGTACTGACGGCTCACGCCCATCAATCGGGCAGCCTGCGAAAAAGTGAAATATTCCTGCTTCTCCAAACTGGAGCGCAACTCCTGCATTTCCTGAATGTGGCGCAGTTCCATTTTGCGCTCCTTGATACGATGTTTGTAACCTCGCTTCGAGCATTGAGGGCTACAATAACAGGTCGTTGTTTTCTGTGCAATGAACGGTTTTCCACACCATTGACAAATTCTCTTTACTTCCATATTTCCTATATCATTTTCTCTGTTTTTTAATTTCCCTTTTTGTCTACACATGTAAACCATTGTCAACACACGTCAACTAATGCGTCATTGTGACATTCGGGCTAACCGTGAATTTCTGTCGCGGTAGAAATATGATAGAAAAATATGGATAAAAACCGTTATCTCCAAATACGGACTGGAAAGTGTTAAAACAGAAAAGTCACTGATACACAGTGACTTTATTCTAAATGATTATAGTTGGTTACGGCTGTTTACAAGCTATCATTTGCCGACGCAAAATGTTCTTTATTTGATGTAATCTATTGGTTTATAATATTTTTGCCGTTGTGGATGTGAGTGAGAGCAACAAATTAGCAACAAATTTGTAAAAGCACATCTTTTTTGTGTTGTTCTCAGGTCTCAAAGATACGGATTTTGTTGCTCTCCGCAAAATCATTAATCAAGGTTAGTTTATTCCCGATGATGTGTGTCATAAAGTCGCCCGTTATCTCTGCAAGGAAGAAGATGACTTCACGAAAACAGGGTGTCCGTAACCGTGAACACCCTGCCTTGCTATCTGAAAGTTATTTTCATCGAATTTTCTGTATGTGCCGCCCAAATCTTTTATCGGTGTAAATTATCATTGCCGGAATCATCGGGGCACAGAAAACGCCATTCGGTGTTAGCTGACTTCTTGATGTTATTCCCATGTGCATGTATATTTATTTGATAAATTCAGAAGCAACCCACAAGTCTATTTCTTTATCCCAATCAACTTTTACTCGAATTTTATATTTGCCAAATTTAGCCTCAATCAATTTACACTCATTTGTTGGATTTAGTATAAAAACCTTTTCTGATAATATCATTTCTTCCAACCTGCTTTCGTCTTTTCTATTGCACACCTTGTTCAATTCTGCAAAATCATCTTCACTGACAGCAGAAAGACATTCTTGAACCACATAAACCTTATCTCCTACATTGGGTAGTTTCTTGCCATTTCCACAAGAAAGGAACAGCCCCATAGATATGATTAATAAAATAATAATCCTCATAATGAATATTTTTTTGCCGCCTCAATCATAGTATCGGCATAGTTATAAATATCATTGATTGAATTTAACTTGTACATCTTTTCACTTTTGTTTTCGTCAATGACAGCAAGTCTTTTTCTTGTAGGAGGGTCAAAATAAAAGCGGCAGACAGTCTTTCGCACATTATTGTCTATGGAAACACCGAAATAAGAACGTGTGTCTTTATAAGTTATCCGTTCAGCCGGGAAAATGTTTCTCAGAAGTGATTTCACGATATAGAATGCTTCCAGTTCTTCCTCTGTGGTAACAATCCCGTTATCTGGCTGTTCTTCTGTCGGTTGTTGAACCGTTGGCGTGCCTTGTTCTGTGGGCTGTTCTTCATCTTTTATGGCGGCTTTCAGCCTGTCTGATATTATATCGCTAACATAGTTGTTAATTGTCCGCTTTACAAGTGTCGTAAACTGTTCAAGCACTTTCGGTGTAAATACCCCCTCGTACACTTGTTTCCCGAAGAAACGCACAAAATCAGTGGACGGATTCGTGAACTCTTTCCCGATGACGGTTCTTAATTCCCCCATGTATTTAAGTTCGCTTGCTGAACTCAGAATCATATCAACATCAAAATACGATTTATGGAATTTCTTCAATTCTTCGATTTGCGTGTCTTTCAGGTCAAGCATATTGATTTCCAAGAACGGCTTTTCATCCATAATGTTTGGTTCTGAAAGGTCTGTGTAAAACCTGTATGTTATGCCGTTTGTCAATACGCCGAATTTTGCCTTTGAGACATTGAAGTAACGTAACAGTTGATTGTCATGCAGGTTTAGGTCTTGTTCCCAATGCTTACACTCAATAAGTATAATCGGCTCGCCGTCTTTCATTATGGCGTAATCAATTTTTTCGCCTTTCTTTGTGCCGATGTCACAACACATTTCAGGCAACACCTCCAAAGGGTTGAAGACATCATACCCCAATGCGTTTATAAAAGGCATAATCAAAGCCGTCTTTGTCGCTTCTTCTGTCGGAAGATTGGCTTTGAGGGTCTCGATTCGTTCTGAGATTTGTTTTATTGAATCTTTGAAATCCATATATCTGTTATTTAACGGTTCTTCTTATAGTGGTTGCCGTTGTTCACAGATACACACAAAAAACGTGGGCATTCCTCGTAGGTCAGAGGCATCGCCAAACGCCCGAAATCTCACAAGGAAATGCCCACGTATATGACGTGGGCATCTACCATTGCTTTTGAGATTTCTGAATATTGGCGATTTTCTGACCTCAACGGCAATAGCAAACGCTATTTATCTTTTTCAAATGTCGGTTCAAAGATAATCATAATTGCCAAAATTCCGATATAATTTCCGATTTTATTTCTTTATAAGATAATCAGATAAGCCATTTTACAAGGGATAAAATCTTTTTCCTGTAAATAATCACAAGAATGAAAAGAATGACCCAAAAGCCGTAAATCTGTGTTTTCTGCCACCAAGTAAGGTCACGGGGGACTTTCTCGATTTTCGTTTTTGTTACGGTCTTTGTCTTATAAATAACGCTGTCTTTGCGTTCAACGGGCTTTTCAAACCCTACTGGCTTTTTCTGCGGCTTAGTCTTCAAATTATGGTATAAAGTTCCGTCAGGGTTTATCCGTGCGTCAGACGTTGCGTAATCGTTTTCAAGATGCGATGTATTATCGGCTGTTTCACGTTCTGACGTTTGTGCCGGTATTTCAATAAAGACAGTATCGGGTACGTATTCAATACGGGTTTCAACCCTAATACCAACGCTGTCTTGTTGATGAACGCTTTCAGAAAGGCGGCGGCTTGAAGCACAGCCGCCTATAATGAATGTCAATAGTAAGAGCAAGGGAAGATGTTTCATTTTTCAGATTGTCTTTAAGTAGTTGATAATACCTTTGACATGAAGACAGACAATCGTTTCTTTTCCAGCTTCTGACAGAAGAAACGCCACGTCTTCTTTATTGTCTTGAAAAAGGTTCTCAGTCAGAACGGCGGGGCATTTCGTGTGTTTCAAGATATACAAATGCCCCTCCTTGTCGGGGTCTCCGTCCGTTGTGTCCTTTCTAATTTTGAAGTCTGTTTCCTCTGCCGCCTTATACAGACAGTCTGCCATTTTATCGGCGGCTGTCTGACCGACAGAAGTCCACGCTTCCCATCCACGTGCGTTCATCCATTGAGAACCGTTTCCCGCTGCATTACAATGAATAGAAACGAGAATGACGTTCTTCGTTCCTACTCTGTCACAAATGGAATTTACACGCCGACACCGTTCGGATAGGCTGATGTCGTTTTCTTCTGTGACGATACGTTCAGCGTCAAAGCCTCGTTTCTTCAACTCTGATACAACTTTTTCGGCTATTTCTCTTGCGTATTTGTACTCTCTCAAAGAGCCGTCAGGGGAACGCTTGCCCGCCGTGTCAACCCCGTGACCGTTGTCAATTAGAATTTTCATACTCGTTCTTATTTATATTCTGGTAATAGGTATTGAATATTCATCGCACATCGGTGCATAATCTCTCTCGCTTCATCTTCTGATACATGAATCGGGCGTGTAAACTCACAGAAAATTGAACCGACCCAATCATGCTTGTTATCATTTAAACGCTTTACCACAGCCGCCTCGCATCCGTAACTTGATAGAATTGATTTTGCGTATTTGTCTTGAACCTGTGTGTCTATATCCGTGATATACATAAACAGGTTTTTAACCATATCAGAACTGAATTTAGCCACGTCTGCGATACGAAGATTTTGTACATGTGGCTTCATTGGCTCAACACCTTTACGCTTTACTTCATAATAGATTGATAACAGACTTTCATTTCCCAACGGGTGGGGCTGAACAATATAAACTCTGTCAGCGTCAAGTTCGTGAAGAATGTTCCATAATTCCCCGTAAACGATAGAAGAATTATCGGCTCGGCGAATGCTTTTGATTTCTTCATCCTGTCTGAACTTCTCAATTTTTAAGTCCGTGAGCTTGTTTTTCGTGTACTGATTATAAGCAAACCATGCGGCGATGATTGTGCCTATTGCGCTGATAATAGCTGGTAAATATTCCATAAGTCTTTGATTTTTATTTGCAAATATATACAAACTGATTACAATATAATCACTTTTAAAGTTGTTTAATTATAATCTCTTTTAATTCTGTCTATTGATTATTCTCGCTGTATAGGTCAGGGGATAACCGCCTTTGCTGCCACCTTTACTTGAATCATATATAAGCAACACCGTAAGGCTGTCACCTGCTCCCATTGCCACGCTGTCCCAGTGGTCGTTGTCCCAATGTACCAAATTGGGGTATTCAGACGTATTCCATGGGTAAGTTCCATCACTACTCTTCTTGCTATTTCTTCCGTATATATCGAAATCTTTTGAATCAAGGTCTGAGATAACGGTAAATTCCACACAAAACTTTGTGCTTGTGCCTATCCCAAGTGCATCTCTGACCTCTGAGAGTTTTGGCAGAGTTATTCCTGAATTATCCACGCTGCTATAAATTACCCATCGGTTATTGTCTTTAAGATTGGAATAACCGTTATAAATTGTATTAGCGGAAGAAAGCGTAAACTTGCTGTACTTGTAGCCTTCTATCCATCCGTTCAGAGTACCGTTGCCATCGCCTAAAAAAGCATGGTTATACGTTCCGTTTTTGGCAGAAAGCAACATTGCGACATTCCGTCCCAAACCCCACCAATCGGACGTGTCTTCATTCTCAAATCTTGCTACGGCTCTCAACCCTGATGATGTCGGCAGTACGTTTCCTCCGATACCCGCAAAACATTTATGTGCGTCATTACGGAATATCACATACGCATCATTGTTAAACGGGGTGTTGGTAAGCCCGTTTCCACTGACGCTGAACCCGGCTATTTTTGAATTTCCGGTAACAGTCAAATTTTCTGCAATAAGTTCGGTCACTTTAACCAATTTGGCAAGCAAAGCCGCCGTAACTATAAGTTCTGCGTTAATCAATGTTGTGTTGATTTTGCCTCCTACAATAATGGTTTCATTCGCGGCGGCTTTCTCTGCCAAATCAGCGAAATTCGCGTAACCCAAATCCTGTGCAATGGCGTTCTTTGCGCTCTCAACGGCGGCGTTGGCGGTGTTAAGAACTGAATCGGAATATCCTTTCAGCGTGTCTTGAATAGCTTTATTGGCGGCTTCTACGGCTGTGTTAAAGTCTGCATACGCACTGTTGAAAGTGGCGTATTTACTGTCAACATTGTTCTTTTCGGTTACGGTGGTTTTACCATCGGCGATAGCGGAATTGATTGCGCTGATAAGGTTCTCAATACTGCCCATAAGCGTAACCTTGGCATTCAGAAGCCCGGTTTTTGCCGTTCCCGTAAGATAGGCGTTTGTGTACAGTTTGTTATACGCAGCTTCCACGGCGGCTTTCGTGTTGTTCACTGTGTTGATGTACTTCTCAATCGCTTTCGCTTCCGCTTCCGTAATAATGCCGTCAGCGAACGCACCGTCCACATAGTCGTTTAAATTTCCAACGGCGGTATTGGCGTTCTTTGCGCTCTCAACGGCGGCGTTGGCGGTGTTAAGAACTGAATCGGAATATCCTTTCAGCGTGTCTTGAATAGCTTTATTGGCGGCTTCTACGGCTGTGTTAAAGTCTGCATACGCACTGTTGAAAGTGGCGTATTTACTGTCAACATTGTTCTTTTCGGTTACGGTGGTTTTACCATCGGCGATAGCGGAATTGATTGCGCTGATAAGGTTCTCAATACTGCCCATAAGCGTAACCTTGGCATTCAGAAGCCCGGTTTTTGCCGTTCCCGTAAGATAGGCGTTTGTGTACAGTTTGTTATACGCAGCTTCCACGGCGGCTTTCGTGTTGTTCACTGTGTTGATGTACTTCTCAATCGCTTTCGCTTCCGCTTCCGTAATAATGCCGTCAGCGAACGCACCGTCCACATAGTCGTTTAAATTTCCAACGGCGGTATTGGCGTTCTTTGCGCTCTCAACGGCGGCGTTGGCGGTGTTCTGAGCCTGAGTTATCAAACCGTTCACGGCTTCCCATTCATCAAGTTCATATAAGCCCGATGAACCTGATTTGAACTTTATTTGCCCGGATATGATACCTTTCAATAAATCAAAATAAGTGTTCCCGTCTGTGGAAACAATCTTGTCTGTCGTGATACGTCCCGGAAGGATTTCTGTAAAACCGTACAGAGTGACAAAACTTCGTTCTTCATTGTATTCAGAGTTCAGGACACCGACAAGAAGATGATAGAAGCCTGAAACACCCTCTAATTTGATTGCATTTTCAGACAGGGTGAAAACACCTGTTTGTGCCGTCTTTGAGACTTTTGCATACAAATAATACTTCTTCTTACCGTCATCAAGCACTGCGCTTGTGTAGGCTGTCATATCCCAAAATTTATATTCCGAAACCTTGTGCGATGCACTGACCGTATTGATACCGAGGGTCATGTGTTGTATGATACCCGCTGCCGCTGTCAGTTGTTTCGTCTCATTGTCATAGACAATTCTGTGCGTAACCGGGACGGGGTTTGTCTTTGAGTTCACAAAACGGAATTGAAGACTTTCATCGCCTACAAGCATTGACATCGTTTGAACGGCAATCGGGTTGATTGAGTTCGTGAAATTGTCGAGCAATGCTTCTTCCAACATGCTGATTGTTTCCTTTGCGTCCCTGAACCGTCTTTTTGTGAATTGAATAGCGTCACGGTGTAGGTCATCAACGATGACTTCCTCACTTTTCAGGTCATTCAATGTTGATGAAACACTGCCGCTTACCGTTGTGTTTGAAAGTTCAATCACGGGGCTATGTGGTTTGTTGATATAATCTTTTATACCCGTTATACGCACGAGAACGCCATCTTTCTGAAACTGTTCGTCAGAGAAACGGATATATCCTCCGAGTTTGATGCGCCCCCCGATGTTTACCCAATCTTTTTTCGACCATATCCCGTCAAGTTCCCCCGTGAATGTGAATTTCAGGTCTTCATTATCAAACAAGCATTTTACAGCCGCCCGGAACATATCCCATGATGCGCCTGTTTTCGTGGCATTATCACAAATGTAAGCTGTGGGAAGCATACATTTGAATACGGCATACTTATCGCCCGATTTAGGGGCGAATGTGGTATTTGGCATAGTTTGCCCGTCTATGTCTGCGGGAACAATCTCAAAACGACGTGCCGCCTTTCCTTTAACGGCATTATGGTAATATTTAACCTCAAACTCCCGTCCGGCAAGCATACCCGTCTGAAAAACAACGGTCATAGTTTCCCCCTCTATCAAGCATTCTTCATAATTCAGTGAAGATGGGATTGACGTGTCAACAATGTCATAAAAGTTGTTTTTCTCATCAACAACTACAACCGTGTTGACCGTACCGACACGTTTCGGGTAAATCTCAGAACAGTCAAGACTATCTTCGGCGAGTGATGACAGTTGTTTGTCATCACGGCGTATTGAAAGCCCTGCTTCATCAACGACATAACGGCGGGCGTTCTTGGCTATGAAGCCGTCTTCATCTTCAAAATGTTCGCCGTCATAAGCGAGTGTTTGGTTCTTGGGAAGAAGAAGCTCGGAAGAACCGTATTTTGACGGGTCTATATTGTCCGTACCGCCTTGAACGAACAAAATTTCCGTTGGCGGGTTGTCTCCCGTATTTGAACGTCCGACACCCGGCTTGAACCCGTTGCCACATCCATAAGACAGCGGGAGGGGGTTACTTTTGTTGTATTCAATCTTACGTAATGACACACGTTTTCCCGTAAACTCGTATTCTGTCTTGAACGTTGAAGCCATGCGGGTTAGAGCGTCAATACAAAAATCATGGTCATAGGCAATCAGGGTTTCAACACCGTCAATACATTCGCCAACCGTCCATCCTTTGTCACGGCGGTTCATATTGTCAACAAACATTTGAAGATGTTCATGCGGCTTTGCAGTCAACGAAAATTTCAAACGTCCGTCAACCGGGTTTCTGAATTTCCAAACTTTTGCGTTTGCTTCGGGCGGGTCAAAAAGCACCGTGTATTCAAACAGTCTTTTATGTTTCATCTTGAAATTCTCCGGGCGTTTGAGCGTGAACGTTTCGCCTTGAAACTCACAGTAAGAGCCTACTGGGATTTCAACGTGTTCGGGGAGTGAATAGTACAACGTTAAACTATGGTCTCCCATGACAGCCCTATTGCGATAACTGTTATCATCAACCTCGATTTCAAGAACCTTGTTTCCTGCATTATTGTAAATTATCATACTACTAAACTTTGAGTTATTTTTTCCGAATTTCCCCGTGGTTAAACTTTCTTTTTAAAATGGTATGATTATATTGTAATCACTTTTAAGCGTTCTACGGGGCTAAAAAAAGGCTTTTTCAAGAATAACCATTCTTCCCGTCACATTTTATGTTTGAATAACGTGACGGGAAGCGGTTTTTACAAGTTACAGAATACCGTATTCAAGGCAGTCTGCATCCACTTGCGCTTTCAGGGTAGCACGTTCGGATAGATAGGCTTTGTATGCCTCAATCTTTGCCTTGGCTTCCTCGCTTGATTTCGCCCCTCCAATCATACCGAGGTTCGCTGCGTTGAACTCATTCACAAGTTTTTGTTCCCGGTTGTTGTCCCACTTCTCCGTGATAACTGTTTCAGTTATCTTGTTTGAAGAAAGCGGAGCCCACACGGTAGCTTCTTCACATTTCCATTGTTCCTGAACCGGGGCTTCATCGTCAGAAGCGAGTTCGCTTGGTTCAACGGTGGCGGGTTTTTCAACTTTCTGAATGTTGAAGCGGTAAACGTAACTTCCGTTTCCGACTGCCTCCAATTTGGCAGGCTGATTGTCATAAAATGCTATCATAATAACACGGTTTAATGATTGTTTTTAATAAATGTTTACTATCACTATGTTTTGCCCAACCGAGCCACGGGGCAACAGCTTGTTTATAAGCCTTTGCGTCAAGCAATGGGGTACGTCGGTTTAGCCGTGAAACGGTATGGCAGAAATTCTTCTTTATACTCTTTCTGATAAGTTTTTGATTACGGTAGAACTTGTAACCGACATAATCAAGCGCACGCCCGTGTTTGTCATAACGGTTGGCTGCTATTGGGAATATCTGATAGTTTCCTTTGATTTTCAGTTTTAGTTCATCTTCAATCATTTTTCTTATCTCTTTGAACGCTTCCCGCAGTTGTTCTTTTGATGAAGAGAAAAACGTGATGTCATCAGCGTATTCGGCTGCGTCAAGTTTCAATACTTCGTTCACACGGTGCATGAAATAGCACAAGAACAGGTTGGTGAGATATTGTGAAAGATAGTTCCCGATAGGAAGCCCCTCTGCGCTGTCAATAATTTCATCAAGAAGCCACAGTAGGTCTTTGTCTTTTATCTTCCGGCGTACAATTTTTTTTAAGACTTCATGGTTAATGGAGGGATAATATTTGGTTATATCAATTTTAAGACAGTATAATGGCTTGCCTTTGTACTTCTCAATGATTTTATCTATATGCCGGGCACACCCCTCTATTCGACGTCCCTTGACACATGAAAAAGTATTGTGCGTGAAAGTCCTGACCCAAATCGGTTCAAGAACATTCATGACGGCATGATGTACTATTCTGTCAGGATAGTACGGAAGACGGAAAATAAGCCTCTCCTTGGGTTCAAAAATCGTGAAGACATCATAAGGGGAGGTTTTGAACGTCTTTGTCAGCAATGCTTCATGAAGAGCAAGAATATTTGCTTCACGATTTTTGTCGTGAACTTTAACTCCGTATGTGTTTGTTTTGCCTTTGCGTGCTTTTTCGTCAGCTTCACGCAAATTTTCCACGGAGATTACTTTATTGTATAAATTACCTATTCTTTTCATCTTTTTGCTTTGCTTTTCTTATTCAGAGTCTTCGGTAGCCCATACAACAGGCGTTCCTACCAACACTTTTAGGAGGTTTGCTTGAAATCTTTTGCCAAGTGGCAAGGCTGTCATTCTTTTATATTGTTTCATATTGTCAAAACCAATTTTAAAGCATAGGTGAGAACCGATATTCGCATTCGTATTCGAGGGGGTGTTATACGAATACGCAAAAGCGAGACCTGCATTCGCACTGTTATTCGCGTTACCGCTGAACAGGACACCACAAGAATGACCCACCTTTTTATTTTGTTATTTCATTGTTTTCTTATTCAAAATAATATCTGTTACCGTTACCCCTCAAAGTAACTTTTCGGGGAAACTTATTCATTTCTTTGATTTTCTTCAAAACATAAAGAATGTCGGATGAACCAGTGAAAAATTTCTTGGCATCTGATTCCAAACTGTCTTTTGATGGCTTGATTTTTACAAGCGTCTGACCTTTTACTCCTTTAGCCTTGCTGAATCTTGTCGGAACTTCTTCAATGAAATCAACCACCCAAAACGTGGTGTTTACGAGTTTTGATTGTGTCGTTTCATCACAATTGAAACTCCTGCTGTTTTCATCTCTCGGGATATTCAGGAAAGCGAGGCTTCCGTCATCTTCTTTTGGTATGTTGTTCATTTCTTCAATCATCGTTTTATACTGTTATTATTTGAACCCTGCCCCACAAAGAGGCAGGGAAAAGGTTATCACTCAAAGCGTGTTACGCTGACGTGGGTATAAAGCAAAGGCGAGAACCGATACTCGCAGACGAATTCGAGGGGGTGCCATACGAATACGCAAAAGCGAGACCCGCATTCGCACCGGCATTCGCGACACCGCCGAACAGGACACCACGGAGAGCCACCGAAGCAGGGATGTTTGTATAGTGATAGTCACAGAAATATGTGGTAGAACCGCCGCCTACGAGAGCAGGAATGATTTCGCCGCTTTCTCCAAAAATAATTTCTTTAACATATCCCTCGGCACGGGCTTCATTCCCAACATGACTATATCCGTTATAGTTACTGTCATTGAATTTTGAGGGGTCAGAGCAAACAAAGACTTCTGACAAGCCGTTCGAGCCGGGATTAATGCGTACGTTGATGCCATCAGTCCACTGCCAAATATGCCCAAACGGGTTTTCGATACCACGATAACGGCACACTTTGACTTTCTTTGAAGAAGCGTCATATTCAGTGGGCATGGTATATTCTTTTTCGCCTGTTCCGTTTCCGAGTTCATCCGTATAGCCACAAGGGATAAAAGGATAATAACCGTTAAACGTGTTCCATTTGCCGCTGTCAAGTGTTGTAACCCCGTCTCCGAGACCGCCTTGACGATAGCCCTCAGCCGTCAATTGGGTGTTGAAAGCCTCCTGAGAGTTGAGCGTTGCGTATTCAACAACAAAGAGCCAATAGAGCATCTTTTGAACGTCATACGTCATACAGTTCCACTTAGTGCTGCCCGCTTTTCTGTTTCGGGCATACGTTCTGAAATTCGTGCGGCTGATTTGTGTAGCTGGTCTTCCGAGAACCGTTTTTGAGAGTGTGTCCCAGTCAGCCTGATTTGCACCGCCTCGGTAGTCAGCCGTTGTATTGACCACAGAAGATAGCTTGTTCGTACTTCTCTGAACAGTAGCTTCGTATGCCGATACGTACATCAAAGGAACATAACGATAGCCGGGAAGAGGAAAGAGAGAGAATTTGACCCGCTCAATATTTGCGCTTGTTTCAAAACGGCAATAGAAGTCCCCAAACTCGACCATGACTTGTCCCCGTGAACCGTCTCTGACATGCCCCGTCCAATCACGTGGATTGAGATATTCAACCACGTTGCCGTCATCGTCAAGAAGACAGCCCCTCATACGGTTATGTACGGGAAGGGACTTGTGAAGAGCAGTATTGCCAATTCGGGTTACTAAACGTGATGAAACGGTCTTGTCTCGCTCAATGCCGTACATACACTGCTCTTCCATATAAGGCAACATAGTTGCGAGAGCTGCTTTTTTGCTTTCTCCGTCTTCTAAGACCTCACACAAAAGATTGAATGGGTTATTCCCAGAAACATTGGGTAAGTCACTCAATCGTTTTCCGTTTGTGAACGCTTCAATGATTTCCCTTACTTTGTTTTCTTCATCTGTTGATAGTGCCATAATTTAAAAGTTTTATTTGTTGAAAAATTATTTTAATTGAACCTGAATTTGCCATTTGCGGTTAGGCGCAAAGTTGATTTCGTGCAAAGCCTGACAGACTGCGGAACGACTTCAATATCAATGGTTCGATAAATGCTTGTGTTTTCTGTCGGAATGACGTGTATTTTGCTTATGCCGACACTGTTCACGGTCAGAAAACCGTCAGGGGCAACGGAAACCGCTTTGTCATCGCCCAAGAAAAGGACATTGTTACCCGTTCCCGCCGGGGATAGGGTAGCTATTACTCTCAGAATGTCTTTGTTTCCTTTTGTTATTTTTTTAGGAAACTCTAATTCCATTCCCGTTGGCTGTTTACGGTCTTTAGCCGTGATTGTCTGCTCCAATTCTTCCAAACGGGCGAGGGCGGCGTTCATTTCAGCCACACTTTCCGTTGCTTCTGCCGCCGCTTCTCCTGCGGCTGACGCTTGTTGTTGAGCGTTTGTGGCAGCGGTATTGGCTTGCGTTATTGCGGCATTCACACGCCCAGCCGCCGTATCTGCCGCCACAGCTTTTTCGTTTGCCAATGCAGCCGCATCGTTGGCTTTTTTTGCGGCTTCTGTGGCTTTTGTGCCCCGTGCGAGGCATTTCCACCAAGCGGTTTCAGTGACGGCGTGTCCCTTGTTATTGTCTTGTAACGACAAATAGGAACTGTCTTCCGTGTCAACAAAGTCAAACCGCTTGTAAGTTTTTCCGGCGTTATAAGAACCTGCGTCCGTAAACGCCACTTTTCCTAAAGGTATCTTTGTCATATTCGTGTAACTTTAAGTTATCCAACATTCAAATAAAGTTCTCCCGTCTGTTCATCAAACTTGATAAGTTTGTCGCTTACTTCATCTTCAAATTCCATGTATAGAATCATGTCATCATCGTCTATGCTGAATGTCGGGTACAGCACGCCGCCTTTTGCGAGCACACCTGTATCGACATACTTTTTCTGAGCTTCATCCCATTTCCACCAATTTCCATTGTCTCCCATTTTGGGCGGGTTGTCAGCCTGTTCCTTTGCCCGGTCAGCTTGCGTGTCAGCGTTTCCCGCCGCCGTGTTTGCTTTCGTAGCCGCACTGTTTGCAGAGGAAGCGGCACTGTTGGCTGAGTTGGTGGCGGTCACGGCGGCTTCCTTTATCTCTTCTAAATCTTCACGGGCTTTGTCCGCATTGGAAGCGGCGGTATTTGCCTTTGTTGCCGCATTGTTTGCGTTGGTTGTGGCGGTATTTGCTGCTGCGGTTGCCTTGTCAGCGTTTCCCGCCGCCGTGTTTGCTTTCGTAGCCGCATTGTTTGCAGAGGAAGCGGCACTGTTGGCTGAACCCGCTGCGGTGTTCGCACTATTGGCGGCTGTCTCAGCTTTTTTCGTTGCGGCTACAGCATTTTCATAGGCGGTCTGAATGTGTTCCAGACTGACCTTGACGCTCGTTTGAACCCCGTTTATCAGCTTAACGCCGATTGTGTATAATCCTTTCAGATTGTCGGAAAGGGTTAATTCGCTGATTTTAATTCTTTTCAATCCCATAATGTCATATTCTTTTTCGTAAGTCAATCGCAAACTCCCCGTCTTCTGTCACAACCAAATCCCGTGTTTCCGTGGCAAGCACAAATTCATCGTCTTCAAGCCTGAATGAAATGAAGCATACGGTAACGGTAAATTTGAGCCATATTTTATCAGAGGCGTAAAACTCGGACACGGAACAGCTTTTATAATGGCAGGGGTATTCATATCCCGTTTCATCAGAGTATAACAGCCGTTGTTCAGGACGCACAAGGTCATACAACAGAGCGTTATAGTTGCGCCACAGTTCAGTCAGTGAGGCGGCTTTCATAAGGCAGTTTATCTTTACGTCCTTTGCCTTATAGGTCACTTTTTCCCCGTCATACAAAGCCCCGTTCAATTTGTTGATATTGCGCAGGAGGCTGGTCTTGACATTCGGCGATTTCTCTATTTCATTAAGCGTTCCCTCCAACACATGAACCCCATAAACTGAGAACGGCTTCCCGTCAAGTTCATAATAATCAGAACCGGGAACAGTGCTTTCAGGTTCTTTGTAGGTGTACCCGTCCAAAGGGAAATCATCGGCAAGCTTTATCGTGATGAAACCGAGATGCGTTGCCAAATCCGTGTTAGGGTTTGACACAAGACGAAGACGGTAAGTACGTCCTATCTCCCTGAAATCAAACGTATGATAGGCTTTGTCTGACAATCGTTCTATGAAGCCTCCCCAACGGTAATCCATGCCTGAGAGAACAATTTTTAAGGAAAATTCCTTCGTGTTCAAGGTAGGTTCTGACAAGTCAGGTTCTATGCCGTCTTCTTCCTGCCAGTCGTTGCTTGTGACCGCTTTCAGAGGCGGGAACGCCACAAGTTCGTTGTAGCCCCCCTCCTGAACATAGATGCCGTACTCTGTGAACGCATCCTTACCGTCTATGTAAAATCGTCCTGACATCATAATATTACCGCATTTCCTGACACGTTACGAATTTGTTGGCAACCCGTTGCCCCCTTGACGGAAACAACCGCCCAGCCCGAGGCGTTGATGAACGCTTTAGCCCCGTGAAGAAGAAAAATTTCATGGCGTTCAAGCGTGTCACAGTTTATCGTTGCGCTTGTATGCCCAATAAGAACCGCTTTTTCCGGGTTTCTCAGCGTGATTATACCCGCATCAATGTAAACGCCGTACTTTTCGGGGTTGAACGGCTTGAACAGCCTGAAAGTCGCTATATTCGGGAAACGGTGTTTGATACAGAACTCCATACCTTGTGGGCTTGTGAACAGCCGTATAAGGCTCTGTAAATCTTCCGTGCCTTTGAACATATCACACATACGGTATTTCTCTGCCATATTTGGCAGGGAACGGCTATCGCACTCCTGCCGGGCTTGCTCTTTGGCAACCCTCCATTGGGCGTAAACTTGTCTAATAATGTCTTCCATACTTATATCATTTTTATGCCTTTCAAGGCGAAATCGTTAACTGTATCTTTTGTCTCTTTGACTGAGCTTTCAATGCGTTCAATGCGTCCTGCCATGTTTTCGGTGTGTTTCTCAATGTTCAATACTGACTGTAAAATCATGTTCACGACAGAAAGAATGATTTTCGTGTTCTCAGCGATTGAATACGTGTGCCCCTGAATGGCTGTCGCACGTCAGTTCAATTCATCAACACTTTCTTGCGAAGCTGTGGCGATTCCTTTCTGAGAGGCTTCACGGGTTGCGTCTGCTGTTACCTCAAACATTGATTTGACGTTCTCAGGCAGGTTTTCCCATATCTTGGCGAAATCTGTTCCGACAGCGTTCAAGTCAGAAGCGAAACCACTCATGGATTGGATAACAGCGTCAAGACCGACAAACTGACCGTCCTTGAACCATTTAGCCTTATACTTGTCGAATATCTCTCCAAGAGGTTCTTCAAGAAACTTGGAAACCAACATTCTTTTCATCACGTCAGCCACGATGTCTTTGACCTTATCGCCCCATGCCTCGGCGTAATCTTCGCCAGCCTGAAACGCTTCAAAAAAAGCATCTCCGAGTTCTTTGGCAATATCGGAACTTGAACCGCCGATGATGTCCTCAACCATGTCATTGATGATGGCGACAGCCTGTGCGCCGAGTTCTTCAATTTTTCTGTTCCATTCATCAATCTTACCGTGGTCTGTTTTTTTCTTGTCTTCTTCATTCCTGATTTGTTCTTGAATAAGAAGTTGCTGCTGGGCGAGGTTTTTAAGCTGTTCTTGGGCGTTGCTGTATTTCTCACCCCCGAGAGCCTTGTCAGCCGTGTAAGCGATATTTGCATACGCCGTGGCGAGTTTTTCTGCGGTCTTTTGAAGCAGTGCTGCGTTGTTTGAAACGTTGCTGAACAGAAGTCGCCAAGCCCCTGCTACGTCATTGACAGCGATTTTATTTCTCAGGAGTTCTTTGTAAGTCTCAGATAAAGCCCGTTTCACACGTTCAACCGCTTTTCCGCTATTTTCTTGTAACCGCACAATATCTGCGTTGTCAAGTTCCCATTGGAGTTGGTCTATTCTATCCTGCAGGGCTTCAATTTCTTCTTGCTTCTTGTCATCATTGTTGAACAGGTTCACAATCTGCATGGCTATTGACATGGCAGCCGATATGATAGTCAGGATGACAGAAGCCTTTTCAACCGTTTGAATGGCTGTTGCTGCCGCTGTCGCTGTTCCCTGAATACCGGTGGCAGACATATTCACAAGCTGAACAATACCGTTTATCATTGACAGAGAAGCGGTCATGATGCTGCCAGCCGTTGAAATGATTTCGCCTGCCACGCCGCCGACCGTGTCGCCAATGCTCTCAAACTCCCGTTCACATTCTTGAAGCGTCTTGTACAAGTCCTCCCATTCTTTGATTGAGCGTTTGCCGGGATTTATATCATTTTTAGCCTGTGCTTTCTCAACATTCTTTTTGGCTGTTGCGACTTTGGCACGGGCAACAGCGATTTTATCAGAAGACCCGCCGTTCTTTTCAAGTTCGGCAAGTTCCTTTTCTGCCTCCGCTAATACATTCTTCAACTGTTTAAGGGTTAGTTCCGCTATTTCATCGCACCATGCCTGATACGTTTCTTCACGTTGTGCGAACTGTTCGTCTATGCCTTTATAGGCTTCCTGTTCAGCACGGTTCAGTTCGTCCACGTTTCCTTGTGTGACACCCTTACGGAGCTTCTTGTTGCCGTCTTTATCTGTTTCATAGAGGCTTTCACGTTTTTTCTCGTATTCCTCTGTTATTTTTAGACGTTGCTGTTCATAAGTCAGAATGTCTTTCATCATATCGTCAAGGGCTTGTTTGTTACCTTTGACTTGAATCTGCCTTGCAACTTCGGCATAAGACTTTAACATCGCTTGCTGCTCGGAAGAAAGGTCAGCGGTTGTCAGGTTCAAGGAAGCCCGGTATTCAAGCTGTTGTTCCTTTGTCGCTTTCGGGTTTTGATTGAGCCATTCAAGCACTTTTTTGTCTTTCAGGTCTTCAATCATTTTCTGCGCCCGTTTATCGTTCTCGGCGATAAGGCGGTCATAGTTCAACTGCACCTGCGCAACGGTCTTTTCATAACCATCTTCAAGTTCGTTGATTTGAGCCTGACGGATGTCTATCTCGGCTTGTGAAACTGCTTCTGAAACCTTTGCTGAATACTCCTTGATTTTAGCCGTGCGTTGGGCTGTTTCATCGGCGATTTTTTGCTGTTCTTTAGCGAGTCTCTTTTCCTCGTTCTTTTCCTGCGTTGTCTTCTGGCTTGTACCCGCTTGTTCAAACAGTTTTTGAAAGTCAGATGAAACAGAGGTCATTTTCTCGGAATACTTGTTTATACGAGCATCTATTTCGTTCAGAACAGGGTCATTGGCGATTGTCTGTTTGAACGCTTCACGGGCTTTTCTCGCACCTGCCTCGGTGTAAACCCATGCTCCGTTGCGGTCAACGTATTCATAGCCTCCTTGTGTCGTGTGTGAATATCCCGGCACTTTGCTTCCCGCCTGAATCTTATCCATTTGGTCTTCAAGAGCCATTTGGCGTTCAACCCTCTTTGCGTAGGCTTCGTCAAGACGGGATTGCCATGCGGCGGCTTCCGCACGTTTCTGAAATGCTTTCATCATCAAGGAAGTGTTCTTGACAAAGATGTTTTCAGCATCATTGACGCTGTTGACGGCAATTCCCAATTCTTTGAACTTCGTCTGACTTTCTTTTATCCACTCACGCTTTTCATGGGCTGACTTGCATTTCTTGTATTCGTCTTGAAGACGTTTATACGTTGAAATGGCTTTGCCCGCTGATTCGCTAACCTGTTTGTTGAACGCTTCGGCTTCCTCACGTTCCTTTTTCAGAGCGTCAGCGGCTTCGTCCGTTGATTTTCTGAAAGCAAGGAAAGCTGTCACGGCGGCTGCAAGAACAGACAGAACCAAACCAAGCGGATTTGCTTTTACAGCCATGTTGAAAAGCAACATAGCGTCTTTGGCTGAACGTATAGAGGTTGTTAGAGACAGAAAAGCACTAACAGTTCCCCAAATGTTCATCAATTTATGTGCGGCTGCGACAGCGATAACGGCGGCTTTATATGCCCCGTATGTAGCGATGATTGTCAAAAGGATGTTACCGACTGTTTCCCAGTTCTCAATCAGGGTTGAGACAAGACCAAGAGAGGTGTTTATTACCCCCTCCTGTGACTGACCTATGGCATTGAACATTGTGTCGATTGCGTCCTCAATGTTTGAAATCTGCCCTGTGATTGTTTTTGACTGAGCTTCCATAAGACCGCCGAACTTACTGCCCTCGTTGGTCAGGTTCTCAATGGCTTTCTGAACTTCGGGGAATCCGACTTTTCCGTCTTCTACAAGTTGTTTGACCTGATTTTCAGCTACGCCGAACTGTTTTGCGAGTTCTTCCATAAGAGGAATACCACGCCCCAAGAATTGGTTCAGGTCTTGTGTGTACAAACGTCCCTGAACCATTGTCGTTCCGTACAGATAGGCAAGGTCGTTGATAGGGATTGAAAGCCCGGCGGCGATGTCCCCGAGGCGTATCAAAGTGCTGTTCACGTCATTTGCAGCGACACCGTAGGCAAGAAGCTGTTTTGCGGCTTGACCGATGTCTTTCAGACCGAACGGAGTTGTGGCGGCTGTCTTGACAAGCTGAGTCATCAAAACATCTGCCTGACCCGCAGAGCCGAGCATGGTTTTGAAAGCGATTTCAAGCTGTTGGAATTCTCCACGGACAGTCGCAACGTGCGTGATGAAATCTTTTATCTGAGACACGGCAAACACTCCGGCGACAGTCCTGCCGATTCTTTTGAATGAATCGTCAATCCTTGCGCCTTCGTCAACCGCTGTCTGCCCTATGCCTTGGAGCAAACGCCGTGATTCGGCTACGCCTACCCTTAACTGGGAGTTGTCAAGCCCGACACCGTAATTCAGTCTTCCTTTATCGTTGTTCATTGTTTCTGCCTTTAATCACAGGTTTCAAAAAATTTCCTTACTTCTTCTTTGTTTCTTGGGTCATCTGCCTTGATAACTTTTTGTCCTTCATCCTTTTTCCCGTCATTTTTCTTTTTATCGTATGTCGGGAGAATAGCCCCGTACATTATCATGTTCGTATAGCTGATATTGTACAAAACATAGTCAAAGGTCAGATTGTAGCCTTTTGCAAAACCGCCTACGACAGCCCAAATGCTGTCATTTAGTTCTCCACTTTCCTCGGATGAAGAAGATTGAGTTCTACAAGGAAAGTGGTAAGCCCGAAAAAATCGGCTATCTGCATTCTTGATAAGATTTGGCTTACAATCAAGTTCAGTTCCCTCGGGGAGACATCTTCAAGAAGCTCTTTTGCGAGTTCCGCTTTCTTGTCAATGGTAATTTCAACTTCAACCGTGTATGGTCGGCGAATAAGCCCGCACAGATACCGTTTTTCTTTGATTTGCGGAACTTTTTTCTTTTCTGTGATGTTCTTTGCACCAAGAATGAGAATAGCCGCTATATCGCCGAGAATACGGCAGTCTTTCGCTACGGATAATGTTTCTTCAACGACCTTCTCCGTGTCAAGCGCAATATGTGGAAGTTGTGAAATCGCTTCTGAAACAAGTATGAGGGTTGCCGTGCTTGCGGAGGCAACCTGATATGACTTTTCTCCTACCTTGACTTCAAAAGGTTGTTCAAGGATGGTTTCAGCAACCGTTTGTTCTATTGTCTTATTCATATCTGACGAATTTCTAAGTTATGATTAGAGACGGGGGTCGGAATCGAACCGACATGCAACCGGGAAAGGCGTTCAGGCTTCACGGTGGATAAACCAGTGTATCAACCCCGCTGAAAATTCTTACTCACTCCCTTTTGTGTAAGGCTTCACGGTTTTGCCCGTCTTGGGTTTCAGGCAACGTGCAACGTAATGAAGCATTTTACCATCTTCCGTTGAATAACTTTCATCACAGCGAACCACGGCACGGTCAATCTGTGCGCCCTCGCATTCTTCATCTTCAGGAGTGATGCGGAAAGCGTGTTCTCCCGCAATCAATCCGTCATTGTCTTCAAACGGGCGTTGCATGCCTTTTTTGACAAACAAGTCAAATTCAAGCGTATAGGTGTTCTTGCCATAACGGACATCAACAAGTTCGCCGCCCTCTTCCGTGGCGGTCTTCTCTGTTCCCGCTGTGGGGGTAATCTTTGTTGTGTTTTCTTTAGGAGTGTCAATGGCTTTCCATTGTGCTGCCGCATCGGGAGCCCCGTTTACGGACGGTGTGGTTTCTAATCCACACTTACCCCATGATAAAACTGCCATAACTTATTCGTTTTTAATGTTCTACAATTTATTTGATATTTAGAGACGCATCATCGCTGCCGAAGAACTCGTAATGAAGTTTCACAACGATGAAATGCTGATTGATGTCAGGTTCAGCCTCCGTGTAAATGGTTTGTTGAAGCCTGAATTTATAACAGGACTTATCGGCGGTCAGGCTGTTGACCCAATCATTGGCGAGACGCTCAATTTCTTCTGTCCGTTGACCATCTTCAACGAGAACCCCGTTTCCGTACAAGTCAGTATCGGGTACATAGATATTCACGGTAACGACACCTGTCTGAACTTCGTCAGGCAAGCCCGTTGTGAAGATTACCACCGCATCTTCTCTGTTACTGTCACGTGGGCGGTAACCGCTTCTGTAAACCTCGCCTGAAATCATTCCCGAAAGAACGCTGTCTTGCAGTAGTCGGTACACATCCCCTTGAATCTGTTTTGAAGTCTTAGCCATATAAATTCTGTTTAATGAAATCCGAGTTGCTTCAACATTTGCGGTACAAGACGCTCGGCAAGAAGTTCTGAACTGTCAAGAACGTCAAGCCCTTTTGCGGACACATAAGAAGCGTAGTTCATACCAGCCACGACAATAAGGCAAATCCCCTGCGGGAATTTTCTTGCGAGGCTTTTCACATACGCTGCCCCATTTGAAGAACCGTCCTTGCCTTGTTTCACGGTTTGGAAGCTGGATGAATGGATTATTCGCCCGTCAACCGTGATAACGTAGCCGATTGAACTTCTTAGGTTGCCCGTGCGGTCTTTGTAAGAATTGGTTGAACGTGCCCTGTTCAAGACTGTCTCCCCGATATACATCAGGTTTCGGATAAGAACTTGTTTCAGCCTTTCAAGCTGCTGTTCCGTGTATCTGTCAATCTCCGACATCGGTGTTAGTTGTGTGATAGGCATATTCTTCTCAGTTATTTTTTGCGAAATCGGCGCATGTGGCGTTTACTTTTCTTATTGGTATGTTTGACCGGGTTGAAAAAGAAAAGCCGACATACAGCCGCACATCGCTTTAGACCAAAATTCTTACTTCGCACACGGCTTCAAGCGGTTCTGCCTGAATGATTGAAAACGTGCCAATCTCTTTCCCTGACAAGTCTTTCAAGCGTAGCTGTTCCGATGGAACGGGCTGTTCTTCAATCAGGATTTCATAGGAAGCCACCGTGAAGTGTTCCCCCTTGATAATTCCGAGTTGGTTGAACTTCTTCGCCTTGAATTGACATGGAACAGGTTCGCCCCATGCCACGGAAGACGGTTTGACGGGATAACCCGTTTCAGGGTCAATCCCGCCCGCTGTCTTTGTCTTGAATTCGATTGTTCCGTTTTGAATAATCATAGCCGAGAACCTTTATATCCGTAAATAGGTTTGTTTGCGCTGCCGCTGTCATCGTCAAAGTCTTTGTACAAGGCTTTGGCGTGATTGCGGAGTTGCGTTCTTTGTTCGTCCGTGAATGAATAGGACTGACCGCCCTGAGACACGTCAGGGGCGAAAGACAGCCACAGAAAGATGTCAGCGGCGGCAAGGTTGTATGCCTTTCCTTTCAGGATTTCCGCTGTCGTTTCCGTGTCAAGGTTCAGCCCCCGTTTCTCCGCTGTTTCAACGAGCGTGCGGAGAGGAATGGGGTACGAGTTCAGCCCTTTCAATGCTTCGATAACTTTTGCCATAGGTCAACCGTCTTTAATCCCAATCTTGTGCGTCCGTTCTCACGTAGATGTTACGGTAAGCCGTATCAAATACGGGAATAGCGTCAGCCTGACCGATTGTAACCTCGCTCTTAGGCTCAATCGTACCGTACTTCTTCACGACTGTATGGGCACGTACGGCTCTCAGAATTGTTTCTTCATTTTCTTGAAGAATGTCATACTGCGTGGAACCGAGTATTTCACTTTCTGACAAAATCATACGGCTGTTCTCAAACGGGTTGCCAGAAGTCTGTGAACCGTCTGAAAATTCACGGGTGATGGTTTGGTCGATAACACGCAGTTGAATACCGTTCAACCATGCTTGTTTTGCGAGCATGGTATTTACAGCAGCCAAATCAGGTGTTTGAGAGATACCGAGAGCGTTGGCGGCGAAAGAAGCGCACTGTTTAATGATTTGCTCCGCAGAACAGATTTTGTACAGTTCATCCAAGTTGATGAAAGCGAACTTTAAGTTCAGGTTATGCTCCTTACCCAACTTCACGAATTTAGCAAGGTCGCCGATAATGTCAGCAGTTGACTTGCTGTTCCAATCAACGGATGATTTGGTTTTCATCTCATCATCCACGTCATAGTCAAGGTCAAATTCATTGGCATAGGTTGCGTTCGTGGTGGTTGTGAATTTAAGCACGCCAGCGTTTGAAGCGAGTTTCCATGCAATGTATTCTTCCTCAGACTGAACGCCGTTGAAACAGAAGTCAACATCATTGCCCCAATATTCAACAAGTTTGGTCGCATCTTCATCCTGAGCGAAAGCCAAAGCCGTTTGATAATCTTTGATTTCAGAACGTGAAAGTTCACGGCTGATAGAGATAAACGGAATATCTCCACGTGCGCTCTCGAATATCGGGCGGCGTTTACGCATGATAGTTCCGTTATCGGTATGCAGGTCGGCGGCGACATTCTTCTTTTCAAGCTGGTTCGTTAAGGTTTTCCAGTTGAATCCGTTGACTTTCTTAACGGGGAAGTGCTTTCCGAAAAGGAAGCCCGAAGCGTCAGCCGAGTTCAGACGGGCTTGAACCATTTGTTCGGTCAAACCCTGAATCATTGTATTTACAATAGTTCCCATAAATTACTTACGATTAATAGTTTATGATACCTTTGAGGTGTTTCATCACGCATTCAGGAAGCGGGTTGCCCTTTGTCACGCCAATAAGCCAAGCGTCCGTGTCAAGATTTGAGTTTTGCACGATGGGCTTGCCTGTTCCGACAAGTGAAAGCGGGGTGTATTTCAGTTTTGAGGTTTTCTCTGCCGATTCCGATGCAGCTTCAATGATAAAGCCGCCTTTCTCAATCTTCACGCCGAGAGTGGTTCCGACCTTGATTGTGTCGTGGGTTTTCTCTGTGGTTGTGATTGCCGTGATAGCGTAAGCCTTGCCGCCCTCATCAGCCATGACGAAATCGCCTACTTTGAAATTGTGACCTTTATTTACTTTGATGTCAGTTGCGGTATCTGTCGCTTCTGCCGACAGAACGGCAATCTTCACAACGTGGCAAATGCCGTTGTCGGGTGCGCTCAGAACTGCGCCCTCATTCAGAAAATCGCCGCCAAGTTCAGAAACCTTGACCGAAACACCGCCGCGAATATCCGCTGTTTTGTGCATGAAGACACGAGGTGTGCGTGTGTCTTTCCTGCGTGTTACTGTCATTCCCATTTTTTTGAATGATTTTGAGTGTTAAACATTAGAACGGCTGACCGTCAGCGGGCTTGTTGTCACGGTGTGATATAGCCTCTATTTGCTCTTTTGTCAGTTCGTTCCCTTGACTTGATGAACCGCCGTTCTGTGCGGCAGGTCTTCCGAAAACAGCCCCTTTTGCCCGTGTGTCATTGACAATGCCGTCCACTTCGGTAGTGATTTCGCCGACAAGCGTGTTGAACTGTTCATCGGTCAGACCGTCAACAGGTGTGCGCTCGTAAGCCTTGCGTAGATTTTCAGGCAGTTTTTCAATGATTGTGGAAAGTTGTTGCTTGCGGGTTGCAGTTGTACGGTCACCATCCATTTTGTTCAAACGCTCGGTTATCGTCTTGTTGCTTTCGATAAGAGCCTGTGCCCAAGCCGGAACTTGCTCGACCCCTGCGGATTGTGTCTGAACGGTTTGCGTTCCTCCTTGCTGACCGCCCTGAGAGCCGCCACCGTTATCAATCTTTTGCCCGTCTTTCAGACCGTATTTGGTTTCATAGGTTTGTACGGCTGTCTGTTGGGCTTCTGTCGCACGGCTGTCGCCGTAGCTTTCAATGATTTCGATGAACTCTTTTGTCACCCCTGCAATAGCAGTTGTTACTTGTTCATCTGTGGTTACAGTCTTGGCGAGTTTATCGGCAATCCTGTTCAATACATTTGCGTTGACCCCCGGGAATTTGGCTTTCAACGCCTCTAAAATCTTTTGTTTCATAATGAATGCTTTGTTTAACTGAAAAGTTTACGCAACAAAGGTATGCTTTATTTCTTAAAGTGATTACAATATACTCATAAAAATAATGCTTTTTTCTTGTTTGTCTCAGTTTTTATGCTATAAAATATGCTTTTAAGCTATTTTGAGGCTGTTTTTGAGATAATGGAGTTAAATACTACGGAAGTGGAGTTAAGTGGGGTTAAAAATAATCTGTCCAGTTAATTTTTATCCGAAAAAGTTGATTATTCCCAAAATACTTAACTTATATTTGCAACGTGATTAAGATGTAATAACTTTTAAACCTCAAAAAAACAGAAATATGAAGACAGTGAGTTTAGCATACAGCACAAGAGAAATCAACCGTAATTTCAGAATTAAGGTTTCAGGCGTTGACGGCGAGGGAAACAAGGTTCACAAGCTGGTTGGCGTTTCAGGGGCTATCGCTCTTATCGGTGTTGAAATGTTCAATAAACTTTTGAAGCGGGCTTTCAGCAGCGTTGAAGACAAATGCGTATGCAAACTCAGAAGAGGTATCAAATTTTCATTCTATATCAAATAATCGGGAGGACAGAATTATGATAGCAAGATTTCACTACAACATTCCGAGACATCACGGGAAATACGGAACAGCCGTTTCAGTTTTCAATAACAGAGAGGAAATGCGCAACTGCGAACAGCCGGTTGCATATTATAAAACTTATAAGCATCAGACCCCTGACGAAGAACGGGTTTGCGATGGCGACCGCCAAATTGAGGACTTAAAAGCAAAAGTTTTGAAGAATTTCCCAAACGTTGAATTTATAAATCTTTGAACCATGAAAGAAATCATTGAAGCAGCTTATATGTCAGGCTTTGAACCAAGTTCGGAAGACTTGACAGAAACCGCCTTGTATGAGGAAGCAAAGGCGTATTTAGAAAAATCAATTCAGTATTAACCCAAATAAAATTTTCAAGTATGGAAACAATGACAGTGACAAACGAAAAGACCCTGCAACAGGGTTTGAATGATGTTGTAATCAACAAGGTTCAGAGAATGATAGACGGTAAATCCGTTGGGGTTCAAGCTACAATGGAGCGTCTTATCAGCGAGGGAAAGATAGCGCAGGATTATATCGCCCCGATAGGCGTTAACCTGAGACAGAAAGACCACAGCCCCGTGATAACATTCAACGGGGGAGAACGTCTGATGATGAATATGCCTGACGGTCAGTTCTCACTCCATGATAACGCCATAGGTCAGCTTGCCGACAGAATGGGAGTTCCGCAACGTTATCTCAGACAGCTTGCGCAAGGGGCTACATGGGCGAAAAGCCTTGCCGCAGAAATCCTGAACGAGCATAGCGGTTGGACGGAAAGAAGCCGTGTTCTTGTCAGAACCGTAGGGGAACAGGTTCGGGGCGTTCTCTCTGACAGTTATCGCCGTTTGAACAGTGTTGAAATCCTGACCGCCTTTGTTCAGGAAGCGGCAAAGCAAGGAGCGGTTATTTCGGACGCTTATATGAACGACACAAAGGTTTGGGCTGAAACAATCCTGCCACAGCCACTTGTTATCCCGACAGCGAAGAACGGCGATGTTATTATATTCGCTGGCGCACGCTTCTCAACTTCTGATTACGGGGACGGGGCGGTTGACATGCGGGCGTTTCTTTTGAACGGGGCTTGTCTCAATGGCATGGTTCGTGAAAGCGTGATGAAACAGGTTCACTTGGGTTCTAAACTTCCGGACAACCTGAAACTATCCAACAAAACGTATGAACTTGACACGAAGACCACAGTTTCAGCGGTCAAAGACTTGACAAAGGGACTGTTCAGCAAAGAGAACCTGATGAAGAAAGCCTACGAGATACAGGGGGCTTCCGAAATTGATGTTGACTTCGAGCATGAGTTGAAGAACCTGACGAAGAACGGAAGTCTTCTGAAACAGGAGGGGAAAGAGGTTGAAAAGATATTGATGCGCAATGACCCAGATGACGGCGTTCAGGGCGGTTCAACCCTTTGGAAACTCACTCAGGCAATCACGGCTCACGCCCGTGAACTGACACCCGAAAGAAGCCGTGAACTACATGAAATTTCAGGGGCACTTCTCAACCGAGTGAAATTACAAGCATAAATTAACAATCTCCCGTGAACCCGTCAAAAGCGGCTTTGCGGGCTTAAAAATAGAATGCAATGAAAAAGACAGATTTGACATTTATCGGTATTGACTGTTGGGACAGACCCGTTTACAGAGACACCAACGGCAAATTATGGAAAGACATTACGCTTGGGAGCGATACGCCTGAATTATATTCAGCTTGCAATAATGACTTTGAGGGAGAACCTGATATGCCTATTGAAATGACTTATCCCGATTTTGAATAGTTGACATGATGTTTAACCACGCCCGACAGAGAGCCGTAAAAGCCCTGTGTCGGGTTTAATAACTGAGAAACAACGATGACAGACGAAAAGAAATTTGAGTTCAATGAAGATATTGAAAATGATTGTTTAATGACATGGAAGAACGCCCGGACTTTGGGACGTTATAAGGCTCTCTGTAATGAACGTGATTCGGTTGACGTGAAGAAATACGATTGCTTCTTCGCTTTCGGTAATGAATCATTCGCAAGGGGTATGAAAGGAATACGCCCTTTGAATGACGGGGAGAAGATTTACAGTTTCGGCGCAGGGGGCTATGGTACAAAAGACGGTATAGAACGCCTGTTCAAGTTTTACGAAGACATGGAAGCCCGAATAAAGAATGAATGTGACCCGCAGGAGGTTTATTGCTATGAATACAATAACCATGAATGTTGCATTGCCTTTGACGGGGATATAGAAGCTATCAGGCTTGTTGCCGGGATATGGGGTGTAGAGACAGCGAAAACAATCAAACGGAGGTCGGCTTTTTATAGGGTTGAAGAACTTTTCAATTGAAAAATCAATGTTTTCTACGAGATAATATATGTTTTCTCGTAGAAAACTCTGTTTAATTAGTGTTTTCTGCGCAAGAAACCCCTAAAGGAGAGGAAAGAAAAGAATATAGAAAAAAATACTACTAACGTAGTATAAAAAAAGACCCTGACGGGTCAGGCGCACACGCCGTTTTTTGGAGGGGTTCGCCTGACACAAGGTTTGGGGCGTTAAACAGAAAAAGACTATGGCGAAAGAGCAAAAGACGATTTACCGGGTTCAGTTCAAAGAACCGCCATTGAACGATGACGAAAGAACAGAGTTTTTCTTCACGTCACTTGCGGCGATTTATGATGTCTTCACGGCAGAACAAATCGGCTGTAAGGTCAATCGCTTGTACAACATCGGTCTGCCTGACGGTATGCCGTATGACGGGAAACGTTGCCTGATAACTCAGGAGGCGATTCACAGTAAGGCGCAAAAAAGCCCGTTCACAGGCTGATGATGAAAACAAGCCCAAATAAGCCGATTTAAGACGTGATTTTAGATTGGCTTATAACTTACAAGATTGGCTGTGAAAATTCAATAGCGGGTCTAAAAACGGGCAAATCGGGGTTATTTGTGATTATAGTGTAATCATGCTGCTCGGCTTGCCCGTTTGAGGCTTCAAAAAATATTCGCTTTTTTTGCGAACTCTCAGAAAAAGAACTTATCTTTGCCGCAGAAAAAGAACTGAATATGGAAATAATCTTCAATGAAGAATATCTTCGGGAAATGTATAATACCGGGCGAACGGATAAGAAACACCGTTTTCAGCCTCAAATTATACGGAAATATATTCGTGTGATAGATTTGATGCGGGACACTTCAAATGTCTTGGGGTTGATGCGATACAACGCATTGAATTACGAGAAATTGAAAGATGATAAAGCGGGGCTTTCTTCTGTGAGAGTGAATGACCAATATCGCATTGAATTCGAGGAACATACCAAAGACGGGGAAACCGTTGCCACGATATGCAATATAACAGATTTGTCAAACCATTATAAATGATTGATTATGATAACAATACCGGGAGTTGACCCAAAAATGATTGCTAACAATCTTGAACCTGCGTTTCCCACGCATCCGGGGGAAATCTTGAAAGAAGAAATCGAATACAGGGGGATTTCTCAACGCAAGTTGGCAGAACGGATGGGCATAGGCTATTCTGTTCTGAATGAGATATTGAACGCCCGCCGACCTGTCACTGAAAAAACAGCGATGATGTTCGAGGCTGCGCTGGGGGTTGAAGCTGAACCGTTGATGCGTCTTCAAATGAGATACAATGTGCGTATCGCCCAAAAAGACAAATCTTTCATGCAGCGTTTGGATAATATCCGAAAAATTGCCGCCGTTCTTTAGTGGCGTTGCGATTGCGCCCGAATGCCGGGCGATAATTTAAAACGTGAAGATTTACACCAATTTGGAAAGTAAAGCGTTTGTACGTCAAATTCGGAGAAAATAACTTAACAAATCAGAGTATGGAAACAGTTTTTGATTATAACATAACAGACAAAGAGCGTGAAAACATCGGAATATCTGACAAGGAGCGTTATTTGGCTATTGTGGGGGAAGATACTGCAAATTTAGACCTTGCCACCCTTTTTCATACCCGAGGGGATAATAACAGGATGGCAAGGTACGCTGATAAACTTCCGCTTGATATGAAGCTGGATTTTTATCGGACGGTTACGCACCCTTGATTTTTCTTAGTGTTTCTGTAAATTCACTTGAAGACATTCTGAGATTTTTAACAAGTTCTTTTGCTGTTTTCAAGTTATATTTACTTTTCGCTTGAACAAACTTCACGATTTCCTCGTGGATTTCTTCATACGGGGTTTTCAGAATGATGTCTTTGAAATGGGCGTGCGCTTCTGCTTGTGTGACGTTTATATGCTTCAATAGGTTTTGAAAATTAGAAACGAAACGCCCATAACCATAACCCCGTTCAATGATTTCTTTAGCGTTGACCGCCTTTCCTCCGAGGCTTTTCACAAAGTCACGGTATGAATGACGTGCGCAGAACTGATTGATAGTTTCCATTGAACGGCTTCTTAAATCAGTTTTGTTTCTCAGGTTTTTCCAACCTACAGCTTGTGCATGGCGTATTTCATGCCATAGGCTTTCAAGGGCGTATTCTTGTTTGAATGTCATATCAACACCCGTGGATATGGCTTTTAAAGCCCCCTTGACTTCTTCAAGCGGGTTGAATATCTCGCCACTAACAAGCCTGAATTCCCGGTTAGCAATCTTGATTGTGTTCCCCGCCATGTTATAAGCCCCTGTGGAGTTCAGATAAGACCGGGAGTTTGCCATAAAGAAACTTACGCCTTTAGCCCGTGTTATCACGACATCTGTCAACCCACCGAGGAATAAATCGGGGTTGTTCTGGGCAAAGGTCTTAATCGTGTTCTGAACCTCTTTGCCTGTGATATAGTTCGGGTCTTTGAGTTTCAGAAAGGCTTCTTTCAGGTTCTCAATAAGCCCCGCATCCTGACCGCCTTTCAGTGTCCCCATGTTCTGAATAAACCTTTCAGGAATAAACTTCACGTTATCACGGATGAAGTACGGAACAGATGACATACGTTTCGCCCGGTCTTCATTATCAGCAAGCCATTGTTTGAAATTGTCGGGTACATCTTTGACCTCGTTCTTGCTTCCTTGAACGGGTTCTTCTCCCGCCATAATACGGCGGGTGTGTTTCGGCATGACAGCGGCAATGTGGATGCCACCCTGTGAACTTGAACGTTTTCGGGTAAAGCCCTTTCAGTTCATCGCAAATGTCCCTGAACGCAACGCCGTTCAAAGTGTGGTTATTACTCAGCTTGATTTCAATTCCGACAACGAAATCAAGGTCTTGCCAGCGGGTATAGTCTGCCGTGCGATAAGCGATGTTCGTTTCTGTGGCGGCGAGGCGGCGGGCGTTCTTGAATGAAGAACGGTAAACGCCCTGACCGGGATGAAAAGCCGCCGCCCGCTTGGATAGCTGCAAAACCCCGTGTTCATCCCTGACACGTCTGAACAGTTTGTCGGGGAATTTAAGGTATTGCCGCAGTTCTTTTGTCATGTCCTCGGCAGATATGCCGTTTCTCAAACTGACATCAAGTCCGAGTTCTATTTCTTCCTTGAACTGGTTCGTATAGTTCCATACGCGGTCTGATAGGTTCAGCCCGTTTGTCTTTCTCTGAATGAACGCTTCACGGGCTTCATCGTTCGTGGAGAAATAACGGCGGTATTGAGCCTGAGAGAGTTTTCCCACGTTATCCCCGAAGACCTGACGGGCGAGTTCGTTGTTCTTGTTGTTTGATAGCGTCCAAGCGGAGTTTATGCCGTTGACTATCGCCGCCGACAACCCGCTTTTTAGCCCCGACAACAGCTTTTCTATTCTTTTGCGTGTAATTGGATAGTCGCTGAAAGAAAAAAGCCTGTCGGGGTTAAAATCGCTTATGGTCGCACCGATACGTGCGGCTTCCTTGACAGCAGCCTCGTAAATCTGTTCTATGCGTTTGTCAAGGGCTGACAGGTCTTTCAGGTGTTGACGTTCCCATTTATTCAACCTTGCCATTGTTTACCTCCCGTTTGATGAAGTGTTCGCACTGAGGGGCTGAAAGAAAGCGACAGAACTTGCCTCCCGTGTAGAACGGGCAACGGCACATGAACGGTTTCCCGTTTGCTCCTATCTCATGCCAATCATAGCTGTGCCCGCAGTCACGGCATTGAAATTTCGGTTGTTCTTCGGTCTTTGGCGGTTGTCTTCTTCTTGATATAGCCATAATCTCCCCCTTTCTTGTTATTCAGTCATTTCAAGGTTATCGTACATTTCCTCTTCCTTGATTTCTTTTAGCGTCTTGTCAACGTCATCAGATTGCCCGTAACGCTCAATGGATTCACGCTGAGACATAAGAGGCTTGCCACCGTTGGCTGTCATCAGGTTGTTGATGTCATCCTTTTCATCCGATATTGTGAACGGGGTAATGATGATTTCAGCTTTCAGAGCGTCAATGTCGGCGGCGTAGCTTTCCCCGAAGACAATCTTTGCGTAAGCCTTGATAACGTTTATTTCACGGTCGAAGAACTCAATCAGCGGTCCTTTTTCATCGTTGACTTTCAGTTGTGCGTCAATGAACAGTTGTTTCCGGCTCTCTCCTGACAAGGCGACTTGCGACATCTTCTCATAAGACCAATCAGGGAGTTGAAGCATTGTGAAATAGAGGTTTCTCAACTCTGAGACGTGGAATTTCAGGTTCTCAACGGCTTGTTGCCAAGTGACATACTGCGCCGTTGAGCCTTTCGGGTATTGCATGACGGCACGGGCTTCCTTATCAGGACTTTTTTCATCGCCGTAACTTATCGCTTCATCAGCGAAGACACAGAACAGTGGCTTTGAGTTCTCACGGATGTAATTACCGTTACGGCTCAAAGACCATTCAATTTCGTAAACGGTATCTGACGTGAATTCCCAAATCGGGAAAGGACGGCAGGCGTAAATTGCGGGGATTTTCAAAAGCGTTATATCTTCATTCTCAATCTCCTGCCATGAACCGCTTTCAGAAGACCATTTGATGTGCTTGTTTGCCGTGTATGCGTCAAAGAACTTCACGTTCTTTCTCCCTTTCTTCCTTTGATAGCCGACTGACATTGCTATCATGTCGCCGTATTCATCAAAAAGGGGGTATAGGTCATCGCCGAGCATGGGGGAGAACGTGCGACAACGGATTTTCAGGGGGCTTTTTCTTCCGTAAAGCGTGTTGTTCTGTTCAAGGGCGTACCATAACGTCATAATTTCGCAGCCGGCAAAGAACCTGTTCACACGGTCTATGTCAACGCTGTCGATGCGGTTCTTGTCGAGGACGCTTGTGATGAATGTCGCCACTTCTTTCTGTTTGTCGTTCTCAGGCTTGAACACACGCTTGACAGGTATAGCCGTAACCAGTTCTGTCATTCTCTTTGATGCGAGTTTCTGAAAGCCGAGCGCAATGCGGGTCACGGGCTGAATCCCGTCTTCGTTCACGATGTCGGGGTATTTCTGTCTATCCATGACGGGATGAAACTTCGGGTTATACTCCATTTCAAGCCCTTTTCTGCCGCCCCAAACAGGGACGTTCACGGTCTTTTCACTCAGGGCGGCTATCTTCTGTTCTGCCGTCATGTCCGAATTTAAAATTTCTTCGATTGTCATTTTTGATATTTTTTGAATTGAACATTCTGTTTGTTATCTCCGTATCATTTTCGCAATTCTGTTCACGTTGATAGGTTTCGCATACCGAACGGGATAGAACGTGTTAGCCAAAGCGTCAAACTTATCAGGGCTTCGCCCGAGGCGTTCTTTGATGTCTTCTTTCGGCTCAATATAAAGTTTGCCGTTTGACTTTACCGAGAACTTTATTTCCGTGGCTTCTTCGTCAAACTTGTCATCCGGAGGCAGCATGGCTCCCGTGTTGTTTCTTGGATTCAGCCAATCACGGACAGCCCAAAACAGATAAGCACGCATATTGAAGAACTTGTTTTGCCCCGTGATGTCACTCAGTTCACGCCCGTTAGGGGTCTTTGCGCTCTCTGAATACTTGCAACTCAGGATATAATGGGGCTCGTCTTCAAGTTCAACGCAGCGGCTATAAACGCCCGCACCCTCTCCGATTGTGTCAATGCTGACGTAAAGACCGATGTTCTGTCGGCGGGCAACCATGATTTTACCAGCCACTTTCATGTGGTCTGCCACGCCGCCTGAATTGTGTGTGTCAAAGGAAGCCACCCAGTTGTCACGGCGAAGAACATAGCACGTTGCGTCACGCCCCATGCCCGCCACGTCAACACCGAGAATATTGAGGTCAGCCCGAAGCGGTTCACGCCCTTTGGCTTGTTTCCAACGTTCATGCGCTTCTTCAAGCCATTGACGGGGGATAAGCGTGTCTTCATCGACTTTCGGGAACAGACCGAGGACTTTCTTTCTGAACAGGTCTTCCGGACGATACCATTGCCCCTCGAACTCAAAGTCATCCATTTCTGATATGATTTCATCAGGGGATATTTTCTCACACCAATTTTCAAGTTTATCCAACACCCAATCGTAATCAACCTGACCGGGGATAATAATCTTCTTGCTCGCGATATTCGGGGCTGTCAGGCTGTTCAGACGGTATTTGTGCCAACGGTCGCCTTTCTGAGACTTGGCAGCATAACCTACCGTCTTGTTTGGGTTGAAGACAAGAAGGATACGGCTGTCGCCCTGCAGGTTTCCCTCTATGGCGGAAAACGTGTCATCCCCGATACCTGTTGCCTCGGTTACGACAAACATCGTGTGAACCGCATGAAAGCCTGACCACGCTTCATGGTTGTGTTCATCAGCCTTGAAGCCCGTCAGAAACCATTCATCGTTGTTTGTTCTTATGTCATAGGCGTTCAGTTTTCCGATAAGTTCAACGCCACGGGCTTTGGCTCTGTTGAAAAGGCGGCTTATCTCAGGCATCATAATGTTTTTTACTTGACGGTCTGTTGGAGCAGTCAAAGCGACCTTGGTGTTTTCAATAAGTTCAATTTCTCCCAAACTGTTCTTTCTCCAACGAGGTGTGAGATACAAGAAACAGATAGCGGCACAAGCCGCCACGAAGTCTTTTCCACGGGCTGTACCCGATGCAACCGATGTTCGCCTGTTGTATTGAACGCTTGACAGTATTTCTTGCTGTTCTTTGTCAAGGGTCACTCCGAGGGCTTCACGGACAAACCTGTTCCAGTCTGCCCGCCATAGGTTCATCAGTTCAAGACCTTTCTTGCGGAGAATATCTTTATTCTGTTTCTTCATTGAGTTATTTTTTGCTGATTCGCCCTGTGCTGGGCTTTCGTTTTCAAATGGTAACTTTATACGAGTGAATGATTTTGGAGCCACATTCGGGCGCAATCGGTGTTATTCTGCTTCGTCCTGCGTTTCGGGTTCATCCAACAAGCCGCTTTCAATCAGCAGAGAGGCGAAAGATACATTTCCGTTGATGTCTTTCTTTTCGGGAGCGTAAAGACCAAGCAGCTTACGCCGTTCTTCAAGTTGTTTCCTGATTTCGGCGATATATGACGGGTCTCCGAGCATGATAACCTCTGTTTCCGTCCTTTCTGTCTGATATGTCCTGATTGAAGTCTGCCCCGTCTCGTTGTCACGGGCGGGAGAGCCTTTCTGCTTGCGTTGTGTCTTGTTGTAATCAGTCTTTGACTTTTCCCACTGTTCCCATAGTTCCCGGCAGGTTTCGTCAATGCGTTCAAGTTCAAGCGTCAGAGCAGCGTCCATATCTTCAATTCTGTTTTCCCGCCATTCGTCAAGAAGCGTCTGCACGTCTTTGTGAACCGTGGCGAGAGAATAAGAAGACAGTTCAAGCCGCTTCACGACTTCTGATTGAATTTTTCTGAGGCTGTAACCCCGCTTGTACATTCCCGCCACGATTTCGAGACGGGCTTGTTTCAGTTGGTTTCTTTTCTTTTCCTGTGCCTTGCTCATAGTTCTTTTGTCATTGAAAGAAAGTTCAGATAAAAGTCAAGGTTGCAGCTTGACAGTTCGATGTATGTTCGCCCGAACTCAGGAAACGTATGAACGGCAAAGTGGCTCTCGGAAAGCAACCATAAAGCCGTGTAACCTTGTGGGCTGAAATGATGTTCCGTGCAACTCAGAACATTGAAACCCGCTTTACGGAGAAGTTCGTCAAACATTCCCCGCAGTGCTTTCGGGTCGGTCTCTTTGACCCATTGGGTGTGATTCCAGATTTTTGCTTGCATGGTCTTATTCATTTTCAGTTGTTTCACTCTCAGAAGAAGTTTCAGTGGCTTCAAACTGAACCATGTCTTCTTCTGTGTACTCAATTTTCGGGTATTCTTTCTTTATGTCTTTCGGGTTGCCTTTGAAGAACACGAGAATGTGCTGGTGCGTCTTTGCGACCTTTCTTGTCTCCATATACCGGGCGGCTCTCAGGGCTGTTGAAGCGGTTTGTTCAACAAGGATGATTTCATTATACAGAAGAACGCCCGCTTCTTTGAATATCCGCTTGATGTCGCCGCAGAAGTCATAATAAAAGCCCGTCTTCCGGTCACGGACATCGCCCACACAGATAACGGCGAAACGGTTATTTTTCAGACAGCCGACAGCCGCCGTGAAAGCGTTCTTCAATATCTGAATGAAGTCTTCATAGCTGTCCTGATTGCTTGCGTCATTCGGGAGGTCTGAATACTTTTCAAGGTCAAAATATGGGGGACAACTGAACAGCAGGTCTTGGCTCTCGGGGTTGATGTGCTTTGCCACATTCTGACCGTCATCGCAAATATAGCGGGCTGTCATTTCAGCCACACGCTCGTTGTTCAGGCTCGCTTGCTGTTCTCTCAGTTCAATGCCCGTGAATTGGTTGCCGAGATAAGCAGAAACAAAGCCGAAAACGCTATCGCCCGCGAAACAGTCAAACGTCTGACAGTTCTTGAACCCAAACCAACGGCAGACGATTTCAGCCATAACGGGGTCAAGGATAGAAACGCCCTGAGCAACGATTTTCGACTGTTCCCGTTCAAGCTCTTCTTTCGGAACGTACTTTTCGATGTACTCTTTGAATGAAATGCCAAGTTCTTTCCTGTGTTCACGGGTTCTTTGATACAAGTCTTTGTACTTGATTTCAAGGCTTGTCACAAGCGTATCATTACGGCTTTCTCCCATATCCCCGATGATGTCGTACCACTTCTTCTTGCGGTCTTGCCAATAGCCTTTACGGGTGTCAAGGATAGAGAACGGGGGAACGACAAAGCGGTCAAACAATGATGATTCGGGTGCGCTGTTCGGCAGGGAAGAAGAACTGTTCCCGCTTTCGCTATCTGATTTGTCTTCCCACAGGTCTAATCCCCAATCAACAAGTTCTTCCGTATCCCATTCATTGGCGAGAGCGTCCATGTCCCACTCTCCATAACCCACGTTGTCTTTGATGATGAACTCCCGCTGTTCTGCGTCTGTCAGTTCAGAAGCCTTGATAACATGGGCTGTTGGTCTGTCAAGCCACTTTTCCCAATGACTGCGTAAAAGGTCTCGTTCTGCTTCTGTCTTCTGTGCGTATCCTGAACATTCCCCAAGCCGGGTGTTTATTTCAGCGGGAGACATTTCAGCGATAGCAGACAAAGCCCGAAGACGCATATTCCCACCAAGAACCGTGAACGTGTTGTCAACGACTATCGGGCGAAGTTCAAGCATCTTCGGGAGAATTAGAATAGACCTAATCAACTTTTCAAACTTGTCATTCTTGATTGTACGGGGATTCGCCCCGTTAACCTGAATCTGTGAAAGATGAATCGTTTCTGTTTTCATACTCTTTTTTGCTTAGTGATTACATTGTACGCACAAAAATATGAAAAAGTGAGTATAAAGTAATCACTTTTAGACAAAAAAGGGGCTTTTTAAGGGGCAAAATCATTCAAAATGGCTGATTTCATCAAATCAAGGGTCTTTTTCTTGTACAAGTCATCAGGCGTTGTTCTGAACACACGCCAGCCCATAAGTGTAGCCGTATTATACTTCTCAATGTCTCCGAGAAAACCTTTTGGGGAAGTGTGCCGCCCGCCCGTCCATACACCGCCCTCAACTTCAAGGGCGATTTTGTGTTCAGGCACGGCGTAATCAAACCGCCACTTCCTGACGGGGTGAAATTTGAACTCTTTTACACAATCTACTTTTAAATCGGTCTTACAAATAACCGTGAAAACGTCACGCAGGGGCGGTTTTGCCGCTGTATGTCGGCTTTTATTTGTTTTTGCGATACTTTTATCAGCTTTCATGTTTTAACGTGATTTTTGGGGCTTGTTTAAAGGCAAGGAAAACAGAAAGGGGATTGCTCCCCTTTGTCTGTGTTTATTCTCATTTCATCAGAATGGCAGGTCATTCGTATTTTCCACAGCTTGTGCCCCGTCAAAGGTTGAACCGACATTCATCTGTGGGGCGGCTTTCTTCACAAGCGGTTTCATGCCGCCGATAATCGGGAGGGCTTGCCTCTGTTCTTCTGATAAGGCTTCGTATATCTCCTTGTCAAGTGACTGTTTGATACAGTGGGTTTCTTTGAACTGCGGGTTCTCCATTTCTATGGCTGTCAGGTTAAGATAAACGCCTTTTTCCCCGACATAAAGCCCGCTGTCATCAACCGGGATGACAAGACAGCGTTTTGTTTCCGTGCGCCCTTTGAAGTTTGTTATGAACGCCCCTTTCAGTTTCAGGAGGTCTTCTTTGATTGAAAAATTACCCATAATTTCTTGTTTTTTATTCGATTAAATATCCGTTTTCTGTAATAAGTTCACTTCATTTGCGTTCAGGCTCTCAGGCTTAATGATAGCCTTTTTTCTTCGGGTTGCTCCGGGTTCTGAGCCAATAGGGTTTCCGTTGCCAGTGCTTCCGGGGATGCAGCCGTTCTTTGTACGGTGGGAACGGTTCTCGTTTAATAGATTCTCGGATGCATTCTACTTTGTATTTAAGAAGTTCAGATGCTTGTTCTGTCAGTTCCTTTAAAGCCTCCTTTGTTATTTGTTTAACGCCAATCGTTTCAATCCTGATAATTAGCTGTTCAATCTGCTTTTCGGTCATTCCGAACACGATTTGAAGATTGTTCAAAGCTGTTTTCAGTTCATTTAATCGTTCTTGTAAACGGTAAAGTGGATTTTTACAGTCCATAAGTCAGCCCTCCTTTTCGTAAGCCCATCCGAGAAGACGGTCAAAGGGAAGCCCTATGCGATGATGTGTGTCTTTTTTTGAAAGACAGAAATCCCCGTCATCGTCAACCTCTCCGTCCGTGCATCCTCTGTAAATTTGCCCGTTATTGAAGACGAATAATGCCGTGCGGTTGCTGTCAATGCCGCCGATGTCTTCCGGGTCTCTCAATGTATAACGCTGACCGTTTGAAAGCGTTATTTTACACCGTGTCACGTTTTTCATACTTGTTTCTCCTTTCTTGTTTCTTGTGTGTCAGATGTTGTTCTGTCCTCGTATGAAAGCGTGATACCCGTCAGAACCCCGTTATCGTCACGTTTGAACAGAGCACGTTCAAGGTATATGCCTCCCTGCTCGAACTGTCTGTTAGAGGCTTCAAGAAAGCCCCTGACTTCTTCAATGTTGATTTTCCTGCCCATTGTTACACATTGTTTGAACCTTGACATTTTTTGTTGCTTTTCCAACCCTCTTTTGATAACTGTATTGAACATCGCCCGTTCTGTTTGTGAAGTAAACGTAACGGTCATTGTCACGGAAACGATAAACCGTGATACCGTCAACCGTGAACAGTTTTTCAACGGGGTATGATTGGTTAGAACTCGCCTTGACTTCTTCAACTTGTTTTGATTCGCACGCTGTCAGGGCTAAGAGTGCGATTGAAATGATAATAATCTTTTTCATTTTGTTGGTATTTTAGTGTTAAACACATCTTTGAGCCACTGTTTATATGAACTTATCGGCTTACCGTAGAAAGCCATATTAGCTTTGTAATTCTCATACATCTGTTTGCGAAAATCCGCAGGGATTTGTTTTTTCTGTTTTCTCATTTTCATTTTCAATTCTTTTTATGTTTCACATCTATCCAAGCCGTAACGATTGCGCAAAAAAAGTTTATCACGCTTATTCCTTCCAATATTTTTGCAAGCCACAATATTTCTGCATCATAAGCCAGTAAACACGCAATCAACGAGAGCCAAAATGTTATTTCCTCAAATTGATAATTCTTCATTTTTCGTTATTTTTTAAGTGAATAAATTCAGTTGTACAGGTCTGTTCTTGACCGTTCTTTCATATATCGGGCAGCGGTTTCTATAAAAGCATGAACCACTCTTAGCGGCTGAGAACCTTTCATCCCAAAGCCGCTTGTATTCATCTGTTCCCATTTCGGCTTCTGTGTTCAGAAACTGAACCAGCTTTATACAGAAGAAGCCCCGTTCTTCTTGCTTTTCATCGTGAAGAGGTATCAAGCCGTTTCCTTTCGGTCTCATGGTCTTTATCTGTGTTGAAGTGAATGAACTCAGAACACGAAACAGCTAATTCAGCCGTTCCTCCTGTGTGTCTTTTATCGCTTTTCATGTATTCAGACCGTTTTGAACAGCCTCTTTCTTTCATGCAATAGCCGCACGCTCGTTGATTTAATCTTGCCATAATTTCGGATTCTGTTTTTCGTGGATAATTCTTTGAACTCTCTCTATTTCGTCATCAATGACCCGTTCAAGTCTCTTGCTTTCTGTCAGGGCTGAACTTGTCTTTGTTTTGAAGTATTCTTGCTGCTTTTCTCTCATTCGGACAACAGCGTCAAAAAATTCTTTCGGCTTCATGTCAATACCGGAATTTAGTGAAGTGAATAATTGCAAGTTCTTTATGAACTCTACCATCATCATCTAACTTTTGCTTACATATATCCCTGTCAAACCATTCAATAAAATCAATAGGATTTAAACCATCATTGCGAGCAATATCATCAATGTTTATTCCTTTGTCGTTATCCAATGTAACATCATAGCAATAATGGCATTTGTTGTCATCATCATACCACTCAGTTCTATAAAGTACCACTTTCTGAATATCAACACCGTGTTTCACAGTCAGTCTTGTTATTTCAATTTGTGGGCTTCTGTATGGTTTTCCCGACCATTGTCTGACAGAGAGAACTGCCTTGCCTTGTTGAACCTCTGTGATGCGTTTCAGCCATAGTGGATAGTTTGCCCGTATGGTGTGTATTTTCAAGCCTGAGAAACATTCGCTCGTACACATGGCATGGTTACGTTTCTTGCATTTTGAACAGGTCTGTCCGCTTAGGAAAGCTGCTCTGAATTTTGTCGGTTCTCCCGCTCGCTTGTGCCATGTCGGGAAAACCTGTGAGAGTGTGATTACATACGTTTTCATATCTATTTTCTGTTAAATGGTTAAAACGGGCATTCTTCATCGGAGGGCTGAAAGTCATCCCAATTGAATTGAGAGGCTTCAAAGGCTTCCTGTTCACGCCGTTTGATTTCTTCCTGTAAATGGTTGCTGTTATCCCAAACGGGTTCTGTGCCGTTGACAAAGGGGCTGTAACGCCCGTTGTTCAGGTTATATTTGAACAGAGCCATTCCGCACTCTCCGAGGTGTCTGAACTTCACTTTCTTCACGTAGATTTCAACCGTGTTTTCAAGTCGGTTTCTGTGAACGACAATACCGAAATCAGCCTTGTTGTAGAAGTTAGCCGAGCCGCTGATGTCATAAAGTGTCGGTATCTCAGGCTCGCCGTCTTTGTTCTTCTGCATCTTTGTTGGGTGCGCCATAAGGATAACCAACACATCGTGCTGCTGTGCGAAGTTTGTCAGTTTGTCAAGCAGCCTTGATATGTATTTAGTCTCGTTCTTGCCCTCGCTTTCATCTTCAAGCCTGTTATATGGGTCAATAACGAGAACTTTAATCCCCTTGCGTCTGACAAGGAATTTCGCCCTTTCGAGAATAGCGTCAACCCTGAAATCGCTTTTCGGGGATATGAAGAAGAAATTTGTTTCAAGGTGTTGTTTCACTTGTTTGTACTCCCCGTAGGTCAAGTGTTCTTTGTCAAACTGTTTGCCCGTGAACTTCTCAATCAGTTTTGAGGCGTGATATTCCAGCGGGGCGTTCTCCGGGCTGAAATAAGCGAAACGCCAGCCGTAGCGGATATTCAATCGTTCTGCAATTTCGTCAATAAATTCAGACTTACCCGAACTCGGAACGCCCGTGATGATACACAGACGCTTTGTTTCAAAAGAGCACAATCGGTCGAAGTTGTCATGCCCGATTGTCACCCCTTTCTGCAAGCCATGCTCAAACAGAGCGTCAAGGGACTGTTCAAAGTCTGACAGCGTGAAAACGCCCTCAATCTTTATCTCGGGAGCGTCAGCGATACATTTCAGAAGACTTTCACGCCCGTACTTCTGCAGGTGTTCGTTAGCGTCCTTGCATCCGTCCCCGTATTCAATTATCCGGCAACGTTCAGCCCCGAAACGCCTTATCAGTTCTTCTTTCAGAACAACGCCTTTCGTGTCCGTGTCGGATGCGATGTATATTGTCTCTTTGTCATCAAAGTATTCTTCGAGATAATCATCAAGGTAGTCAAGGTTTGAGTTAGCCCCGTTCGGAACGCTCACAACATCTGTCCGTCCGCATTCAAAGAATGACAGAGCGTCCATTTCGCCCTCTGTGATGATACATTCTTTCGTACCTTTGATGTTGTCAATCCCGTATGGGAGAAGTTCTGCGCCTGAACAGAGTTTGAAACATTTGTCTCCCGTTCTGAATTTCGTGTTGACAAGTTCCCCGTTATGGTAGTAGTTGAACTGAACCGTATTCGCTTTGCCTTTCTTCTGTGGCATCCATTCAAGCCCCTCGGTTACTTTCATCGCCGTCAGGGTCTTTTCGCTGATACCCCGTCCCTTGAACCATTCAAGGGCTTTCCCTGAGATTGAAGAACAGTCCTGACGTGGGGCGGGTTTCTTGTAAACGGGTTTCTCGCGGCGTATGGGGGCGGCGTTGCGCCACGGGCGGTCTTCTTTTTCCCAAGGCTCTTTTTCCGCTGCACAGCCCGAGAAGCCGCAGTAATGACAATTGAACTCGCCTGTTTCAAGGTTGATAGAAAGACTTTTGTCACGTTTGTCGTGACGCTGGTCATGGCACTGTGGGCAGAAAACCTTTCTGTTCCCTGAACGCCCGTATGGGGCTTTTATCCCGTATTTTTCCCAATTTATGCTCATAATAAAATCCAAGTGTTTGATGATGAATCCCAAGCGTGTCTGTCAGACGGACGTGGCGGGGCTGTAGGAGGTATTATTGCCTTGCCTGAACCGTATGTCCTTCGCCCTGAGTTGTCATAGAACTCGCCGACACCAAGTTGAACCTTTGTGACTTTTGAACCGTTCTGAACGCCGCTGCCTTTATCGTTGTCGTAGTTGCCCTCTTGAACCTTTATCCAGTTTGAACCGTTCTCAAAAATCCAATCGAATGTCGCCGTCCACGCCCTTTTGTTGGATTGCCGCCCGGTCAGGAAGTCGGAAGCCTGAACACGCTTGAAGATGTCTTCTGCGGTCTGTATCCAAGTCTCACGGCTTTTGCCCCATTCGTCACAACGGCATTTTATTTTTGTTCGCCTGTTGTCATTGAGTTTTTGAACTTTCGGCAGAGAAACACAGATTGAGTTCCACAAGGCGCATATATCCTGATAAGGATATTTTTCTTTGCTCTCCTTTTCTTTACTTTCCTCTCCTTTAGGGGTTTCTTGCGCAGAAAACCGTTCTTCATCCTGTGTTTTCTCGGAAGAAACTTTCTGTTCAGGCTGTTTCTTGTCTTCAAAACAGGGTTTTGACGGGAGGTTGGTGTTACGGGTTCTGTAAACATCTGAAAGGTTTCTGACAAAATTCGCAATCCATAAAACATGATGTTCGTTCCATAGCTCAATGTCAATTTTGTTTAGATTTATCAAGACGTTGATAATGTCTTTCGCCTTTTCCTCTGTGACACGTGTTTTGGCAAGAAGATACTCCCAATTTGAAGCGTTTGAACAATCATAGAAATGCCCCTCACTTTCCCCGAGAATTTCAAGGAGTTTGAACCAAAACGCATATCCGTCATTCCCAAACTTGTTTTCAAGGATGAAAATCGTGCGCCCGCCCTTGACGAAGTGCGGGAAATAATCAACGGTTTGTTTTTTCGGTCTTGCCATAGCCTGATGGATTTATAGGGTTGTAAGAATTGATTTGCGGAGTTTCTCGTTCCTTGCGTTCCATTCAAAGGAGCGTATCATCCATTGACGGTAATCAAGGGGAATGTCCGCTATTCTGTTCCCCTTATATTTGCCGAAAGGCATGATTTCAATCGGGGCTTCTGCCCGAGCGTCTATCGCCCGTGTGTCTTCACGGGTGTAATGACCGATGTCCGAAATGGGTATGCCTGACAGAAGCCGCCCGCCCGTTCCGAACATTCGCCACATTTTACCCTGCTCAAACGTGATGTCTTCAACACGCCCGAAACGTTCAACATTGCCGCCGAGGTCAACAATCAAAGCGTCCGTTTTCTCAGGGTCAATACGTGTCGCACGTCCGATAATCTGATAATACAAGGCGATAGAAGCCGTAGAAACGCCTAAAATGATGCAGTCGATACCTGTATAGTCAAAGCCGGTCGAAAGCACTCTCACGTTGAAAATAACCCGTATTTCGCCCGCCCTGAAACGTGTGATGACCTGAGAACGTTCCGTCCTATCCATTTCCCCGTAAATCACGGCTGAGTTTGGGTATTTCTTTGAAAGCGTTATAGCGTCCTCAACAGAGGGAACGAAGACAAGAATATGGCGGCGGTCTGAATGTCTGTCAAGGGCTTGAACAATCTGTTCAGACCCTCCGTTTGCGTCATACGCCCGCTGAACGCTTTCTTCCGTGTATTCAGATTTTGAACTGTTGAAGACAAGAAGACTGCTGTCGAATCCCGTTGTCTCATATTGAAGCGGAGACCAAAAGCCGAGACGAACCATTTCAGCCACCTGCCCGACATGAATGATTTCTTTGAAGAAGTTGCCTTTCTTTGAACGGGAGGTCAGCATGACAAGTTTTGAGAAGTTCTGCCCGTCCTTATCCCGGTTCGTTTGCAGCTTCACGGGGGTAGCCGTGATTCCGAGGACGTGGGTTATACCGCTTTCTTTCAGGAAACGCCCGAGCATACTGTCAGCCTCACGTGGATAAAGGTGCGCTTCATCAATCAACATTTTTGTAAACCCGAGAGACTTGAATTTAGCCCCGAGGCTCTTTATTGAGCCTATCGTGGCGTAAGTTATATGGGCGATGTCCTTTCGCCCGAAACTCGCGCTGTAAATGCCCGCATTCAAGGCGAAATCCCCGCATAGCGAGCAATATTTCAAATAGTTTTGTTCGAGCAACTCTTTCGAGGGTTGAAGAACAATCATTTTATCGTTGCTGTTCTTTGCGACAAAAGCCGTCAGTATTGATTTTCCCCAAGCGGTCGGGAGAACAATCAAACTCGGCTTCGGTTTCTTTTCCGTGAAGAACTGAATAGCCTTGTTTATCGGCTCTGTTTGGTTTTCTCTGAGTGTTATCATATTTGAGAGAATAAAACTCCGTATTTAGGGCTAACCACGCATAACAGCAAGCGTTTGAAAACCTTTCGGATGTTCAACCCATGTACGGAGTTTATATCGTTGTTTAACTGTCTTTTCATTTCGGTTATTGCAAAGATAAGTGATTACATTGTACTCACTTTAAATCACGAAGATTTTTTTTAAGGCTCTCAGAAAGTTCAGGCTTTGAAAGCGGCTGTTTCGCTTTCAGTTTCTTCACAAGGATATTTGCGAGGCGAACCTTGTTATAAGTCCGGGTGTCCTTTTCTTCAACCTGAACCCCGTCTTTCCATGTTTCGATATAGCTGATTATATCTTCCATTTGCTTATTTGAAATGATATACATAACCGTCTGACCTTTCTTTGTTGATTGAACCTTATTTTAACAGGAAGCGGCGTGCCCCCTGAACCTCCCTTGAGAACTCGGAAACCATTTCAGGGTGTGCGGCTTTGAAAGCCTTGTCATCAAACTTCATTGACGGCTTGGGGGCTTTCCATGTGGCGAGCGTCTGACCTCCGTAGCTGATAGCCTCTGCATCTCCGAAGCCAAGTTTAATGCGTTCTTCCAACTCTGTCTTGATTTCATCAAGTTTATCCATCTCTTTCTTGACTTCTTTCAACTTTTGATAGTCTGAGAAAATAGCGTCATTCACTTCAACGATTTTCCCGTCCGTGTGACGGTTGAATTTCAGCAGAATGTCTTGAACCGATGTCGCTTCGGGTTCTTTCTTCCCCTGAATGTTGTCACGCCAAAACTTTTCAACTTCTTCAACTATCCATGCGTAGAAGTCAGGAACAAAAGACAGGTCTTTATAGCCGAACTCACGTCCTGAACAGAGCCAAGCCAAACTGCCCTCTTTCAATTCTGCAACCCCGAGTTGATATTGAACCTGACAGAACCAATGCTTCGGCAAATCGTCAGAGGAAATTTTCATTTGGGTGGTCTTACATTCCAAAACACCTTTGTTTGAAGCGTTCTTCTTTTCTCCTGCGAGCCAATATGTACGGTCAGGGCTGACCTGTAGATAGGGGCGTTCATTGTTTCTTATCAGCCAGTCCCCGGCTGATGACTTGATTATTTCACGTCCCGTATCGTCATGCCAAAACTGCGCAACTGCGTCTTCGAGATAGTGACCCGCTTTCATAGCAAAGGTCTCTGTTTTAGGTTCATCAAGACCAACCTTGCGTCTCCAAAGCTGATAAGGGGTTTCCCACGGGTTCAACCCGAGAATGGTTGCAACCTCACTGCTCCCGATACCTGACTTTCTGTGTTCAAGCCATTCGTTACGGTCTTTCGGTCTGATAATCGTGTAGCTCATTTTCTTTCCTCCCGTTCTTTTGCGTTTAATACTGATTTCATTAAAGAATCAAGCATACTTAGAGAAGCAGCTCTCTTTAACAACTCACGTCCTTGGGGTTGTCTTATAAACCCGACTAAAGCGTGAACGACTTCTTCTTCATTTCCCATGATAGACCCGGTTTGACGTGAGATTTCCCCGTTTTCGTCAGGCTCAGAGGCGATGATAATTAAGGCGTGTCTCTTATCATACTTTTCTATAAACTTCTGCATTTCTTCTGAAAATGCGTCAACCTGTGACATAAATTCGCTGTTATTTTTAGTTTCCATAAACTGTTGATATTTGAATGTTAAACATTTGTTGTTACTCACTTGCGGATAAGACAGAAGTCTGCCCAGATGTTGATGAACTGTTTCCCGCAGTAAACGGCGAGCGTGTCGCTCTTTAAGCAAAGGCGAGAACCGATAGACGCAGTCGTAGTCGAGGGGGCGTGACTCGAACTCGCACAAGCGAGACCCGCATGACCTGTTTGATATTCGCCTGTTGACATTAAGCGGCGGTCTGTTTTTTCGTCTTCATCCATGTCATTGATTTCTTTCTGAGTATAGAGCCAAAACCAAGGATAATAACGCCATTCGTCCTCTGTGAATTGAGGCTCCCAGCCCTCGTTCAAGGCGGCGCAGATGATACGGAGTTTGAGGTATGCAAGTATGTCCGTATCGTTTTTATTGTTTTCGTGGATGTTGTTTGTATAACCGTTATATGACCTTACAAATGGGTGTTCTTCCCCAAGTTCACGGCAAGCGTCTTCAAAGGTCTTTACACGCTCCATGATGTCTTTGGGTTTGAATGTATCTTCCCCGAAAACCTTGTGCATTTCGTTCTGAACCTGTTCTTTTGAAATTGCCGGGTAATTGGTTAATACCTGATAAAGTTCCCGCAAATCGTCTCTTTTGACTTCAATTACTTCTTTCATAATGTTTTACTTTTTAGATGTTGATGTTTTCTTTGACTTTTCTTCTTTGATTTCACCCGTTTCAGGGTCAACGTTGGCGGGTATTTCTCCCGTTGCTTGTGCGATAGCCGCTGCCGCCTTGTCAGCCGCCGAAGCGGTCTTTTTATTGGCTTCTTCTTGTGCTTTGGCTTCAAGTTGTGGTTTGACAAAGGTTTCCTGAACGGTTGTCGTTCCCTCTTTGATTGCGTTCCAAGTGGCTCTCAGTTCAAACAGACGTTCTTTGTCTATGTCTGCGATAGTCTTGATACCGAGATATTGGCAAATCATGGCTTCCGTCACACCCGCTTTTGCGAAGTTTGCCAAACAGTTCTTGCGTGATGTCTCAACGTCAATCGCCTGACCGAGCGCAACCTTTTTAACTTCATTGATGACACGTTTTGTAACGGCTTTCGGTATGACCGCCAAGACTGCATTTCTGAAAGCGATTGAAGAGGCAGCGTTGCCTGTCACAACCTGCATATCGTCACTGTATGTTTTGCCCGTTTTCGTTGTTATCCGGCGGTCAACGGTCTTGCATACGGCGTAGTTTGTTTCAAGGTCATGGCAGACAGCCTGAGCCGTGATTTTACGCCCGTCATTCCCGATTATACGGGTCTGAACTCTCAGGTTTCCCCAAGCCCCTGCGATAATTTCTGCCATACGGATTGAAAGCCCTTCAATGGTGTTGTCATTACCGTTTGCGTCCTTTCTTCTGAGAACATAGAAGCAGTCTTCTGCCGTTTCCCTATCCATTGTGGCATAGGTGGCGATTTTGTTCAAGACTGTATTCAGGTCACGGGGATATTGCTTCGCCGTGGCAATCTGAATGTCAATTTCTGACCGGGTAATTCCCGCAAGCATTTCAGCTTGTTTGATTTCAATAATGTCATTTTCCATAATGATGAAATTTGATTGTTAATAAAATGATTGATTTAAATTTTATGGGTTGCTAAATATGTTGTAGCCTGACTTTGAATTTCTTCTTCTGTCGGTATGCGCCGTTCAAGCATCCATTCTTCCAATTCAGACTTCTTGAAATATAGTTTGCGGTTTTTCTTGAAGTATGGTATTTGTCGGTTGCTTGTCAGGCGGTAAAGGTGTCCTTTGCTCAATCCCGTGAACAGAATCGTTTCTTCAAAGTCAAGAACCGTTTTTGAACTGATAAGCGTCAACCGTGAAAGGTTGTCTATCTTTTCATTGAGTTGTTCCAAAGTGATTTCCATATTCAATCCTCCTGTATGTTTATTTCCGGTAAAAGACCCTTTTTTGAGAGCCATTTCCCGCATAGAATACAACCTGAAAAACTTGTTATCGCAAGGGCTTTAATCAGAAAGAAATCGCCCAATGTCATACATACATCGGGGGCTTCTTCTCCTGCGAGAACCATGAATGAAACCATTCCCCAAAGACCGAGAACGGTCATCAGCCCCCATTGAATAATTTTCTTTTTCATAATGACCTACAGTTTTCGATGTCAAACATTATCGCTTTCAATCCCGTTCTTACGATGTCTTGATATTTAATCAAGAGTTTTTGAAGACGGGCGTTTTCCGTGTTTATGGTCTTGTTAGCCGTTTCAAGGGCTTTGATATACTGTGCGTCAGACTGTCCGTTCCGGGAGACCGTTACCTCCGTGACGTGCGGTTCGGGGAAAAGCCATTCAAAAAGTTCTGTTTCTTTGACTGTAACGGTGCTCACAGTCTTTGTCGTTCTTTTTGTTGTCACAGTCTTTGTCTTTTCTGCCGCCGCTTTGGTCTCGTTTTTTCTCTTTTCAGCTTTGCGCTCCCAATATCTTTCCATGTACTTTTTATTGTACTCGGTCTTGATTTTTTGTGCCTCTTTACTTAGTGCCATTTATACCCCCTTTCTGCGCTTCCAATTTCTTCTCCACACGGCGGCGAATCAAGTAAATAGTTCCTGCGCTGTGTATGTTATATTTCTTCATCAGGTGTTCTGTTACGAGCGTTTTACTCTGTCCCTCAACGGCAATCAGGGCGTTATACTCGTTGTAAATAGCCAAGTCACGGGTTTCCCGTTCTGTTTGGCAAGGTGTCTTAAAAATCATTGTTTCCATATCGTCATTTGTTTGAAATTGCTTTTCTGTATGTCACGTCTTCCATACCATTTGATAGGGATAAAATGCGCATGAGTTCTTCAAGGTCTATTTCCTTGTCGCTTGCCTTGTCATCATCGTTAGGGGTACAGTCAAAGATGTTATGTTTGTTGACGAAAGCGTGGAGAATGTCTTTCATCAGGCGTTTTTTCTCTTTGTTAAACTGAGACTTGAAGAACGCAACCATGTCGGATATTTCGGCATATTCCAAGTCTGTCAGGTCTATGTAGATTGTCTTCTTTGAAGCACTGTAAGTTGACCCATTAAATGCTTCGCTCTTGCTACCAAGAACCGATAGGAAGACTTGAATGATAATCGTGCGTTCTTCTTTGTTCCTATACTTGAATGTCCTGCGTGAAATATTGTTTTCGCAGATGTCTTCAAGCGTCATACCGTATTTTCTCAGATGTTCTTCAAGAAGACGGCGGGCGTTCTCTGCCTCCCCACCGCATCCCCGTTCTGCGAGAGCGAGAAGTTTTTTGAGTTTGTCAGTAATTCTTTCCATATCAAAAATTTACTTATCAGTTTATTCCGATTTTATTTATTATTTCGTATATTTGTCCGCATACAAAATTGTATGACGGTGCAAATATAAACAAAGTAATTATTTTGAAAGAATAAATCGAAATTAAATTTATAATTTAACAATAATTATATTTACTAATGGAACATCTTAGACGATTGAAAAAAGTTATAAATTGGCTTATTTTCAAGGAAATAGCGGAAAATGAAAGGGCTTTGGCTGAAACTATGGGATATACAAAGTCTTCTTTCTCTCAGATTGTTACGGGTAAAGTACCTCTTTCCGAGAAGTTTATGAAGCGAATTTGTTCCCTTGATGAAAATATAAACTTTGTTTGGCTTCAATCAGGCGAGGGAGAAATGTTCCTTTCTAATAATCTGAACAGTGAAGACGGCGGGGTGGCTGTTCCTAAAGATGCTTGGGAAATAATCAAGCAGCAAGCGGAAAGCCTTTCAGTCCGTGACAAGCAAATAGATGAATTAATGGAAATGCTGAAAGAACAGATTCAGGAAAACAAAAAAATCAATGCCCGCCGGGAAGGGAATGCAAGCTCTGCCGTTGCCGTATAGCGGTTGTCGGGAAAAGTGTTTTCAAAATACCTAAATATGGATATGAATAGAAGACTTCAAGATATTATAAAGTATAAGACTGGCGGGAGACAGACCGCCTTTGCAGCCCTTTTGAATTGGTCGCCGCAATATCTGTCTAAACTTCTGAAAGGTGTTGATTTCGGCTTGCAACCCGTGGTCTCAATTATTGAGGCTTTGCCCGAGATAAACGCCCGTTGGTTCTTGACGGGGCAGGGGGAAATGCTGAGTGATGAGAAACAAGCGGACTTGCGCCGTGAAGCCCTTGAACACGTTTTTCAGGTCATGGAACTTGAACGTTTCATTCCCGTTATGACACCCGATGAACTCCGCATGTTTGAACGTCAAGTAAGAGAGGGGGAGAAAGCCGATTTCAGTCCCGACACGCTTCAATCATGGAGGGAACGCCTTAATATCCGGGAGAGAGAAATTAACACCAAATTTGCAACCGCAGCCGCTAAATCAGATGAATTATGCAGACAGAAGACAGCCAAAAGGTAGTACGCCGTTTTTTTGAGGCTCTTTACCGCCTGAAAGATGACGGGAAGATAAGAGGAAAACAGACTTTTACACGTGAGTTTGATATAAATCGTTGGAATTTGAACAAACTTGAAAAGAACTTGGCAAGTGACATTTTTCAACCCGCTTGGTTGACTTATATAGTGAAAGAATACAAGGTTTCCGCACGCTGGCTTCTGACAGGCGAGGGGGATTTCTATGAAACGAGGACGGGGGCAAAGCCGTGA